CCTTGGTCATCTGTAGGAATAACAGTACTCTTCCATCCACGCAAAGCTACACACTTAACTACGTCTGCACTCGCTATCTGGACTAGACTTGTAGCATCATGCCAAATCTGTGCCTTTAACATCCCAGCAGTCGTGACCCAGAAAATCCAAGGAAACTCATCTGTGACCATCTGCCACTTATGGTACATATCACGTACCCAGTTCCCATCAAAAGCAATGGCAACAGACTGTGCGGCTTCAAGCGTGATGCCATTCTGCCAGCCAGCCTTCAACTTATCAGGGTACGCCCTGTACGCAGTCTTGGCTATGCCGTTGTCCAGATGCACTTCAAAAATCTGGTCAGGCGAGTAGTCTACTATCTGCCTTCTAACAGCAACAGCTACTTCACCCAATCCTGCTTTCTCTCTAATCGTCTCCACAACAAAGTAGGACGTATCTATAATTGAGCTTCTTGAACGAGCCACCGAGACCAGCATACTTGGGTTCGCATTCTCAGCAATCGTCTGAAACATTTTATCTAATTTATTCTGTAAGGCTATTGGAACATGCCGCATTGGTTCACCGCCTTGCTATACTACCGCTCCAGTTGACTGCACTAAAAAGTCAAACGTAGTCTTGAATGTACCTGCTATCTTTTCCCATTCAAGATTCCCTCTGATTATCCCTATCCAGTACGTACTCCCAATGACTATCTTCAAATATGTAGCAGAGGCACTTGCTGAGTCTACTAGTGCCCGAGCTGTTTCATTCTCTGCATGAAGCGTAACTGCCAGCAGGTCTGCCCCTGTACCGATGGTCTGTACATGGAACTGCCCATCCAGTGTGCGGTTCTCTACTTTAATGACATCTTTCTTTGGTGTGATGTTCACATACCTCGTAAGCAACGTAAACGGATTTGTGTTCAGATACAACCCTGTTACTGGTACACTCATTTCGTTCTAACCTCCCTGCGAAGCGTATCTTTCACTATGTCAACAGTGCTGGAGAACTGTTCCTTATCAGTAGCACCCTGCACAATTACTGAACCTGAATGTACGTGCTCCACTATTGTGGTCTGCCGCTGAGTAATCGCTCCTATACCATTAGCCCCGGCTAAGGCAATACTTGGACGAACAGACATATTAGCCAGTGTACCAAGCTGACCTCTCATGTCTTTCACCCTTGCAGTCGTATGAGTCAGGATGTCATCCATAGCTTTGCTGATGTACGAAGGTGAGTTTATCCCCAATCCTGCTTTGAAACCCTCCCAGATTTCAGAGGCAATATCATAGCCCTTACTCCAGAACTCACTACCAATATCAATCATAGTCTGTATTGCAGTTCTTAAAACACCTAATATCTTAGAAGGCAGGGTGGTCATAAAATTCATAAACCCTGTTACTGCATTGTACGCTACATAGTATGCCGCCACTGCAAAAGCGGTTGCATGTGACTTAATCGTTGCTATTGCAGTCGTTAGCGTTGTCTTTATACGCCCGGGCAAGGTTGCAAAAAATGTCATGGCTGATTCTACAGTGTCACTTGCCGTAGTACCCATCGTTGACACAAGCTCTCCAGCCCATGTAACAACATTCTGCATTGTCTCACTGAGGAAGGTCTGAACTGCACCCGGCAAGTTCGAAAGGGTCGTACACACACTGTCCAGTGACTCGGTTGCCGCAGTCAGCATGTTTGTCTTGAGTTCACCTGCCCATGTGCCTACATTCGTTATTACTTGTCCCAGTGCAAAACCAATGTTGTACGGCAGGTCACTAAAAAACGCAGTCACAGACGGACCAACTTGAGTAGGCAGGTTCCTAAGCGTAGTTCCTATCGTACTAAAGGCAGTACCAACCGTGGTCTTCAGTGTCCCCAGTGCTGTACTTAGTCTTGCAGGCAAACCAGAGAGCCACATTGCTATATTGTCAATGCTTGTTCTGGCAGTCTTTGCAAAGTCTGCAAACTGCTTACTTGGTCCTTCTAGCATTGTTGACAATGCATCAATGTTCGGGGTCAATCCTGCAAGACTGAAGCCAGTATTGACTTGACCTGCTTTTTTAGTCTTTGCCTTTGGAACTTTCTTCTCATTCTTCCCATCAAGCTTTTCCATGACAGTGTCCCAAAAACCTTCGTCCATAATGTCTTCTACTTCGCCCAGCCCACCCCCAGCTCCACCACCAGAGGACACTTTCTGCATGGCTTTAATCCGTTCTTCAAGGCGGTCAAGCTCGACTATCTGGTCATCCACTATCTGAGAGCAGTCAATCGCATCTCTGATTGCATCCTGCATAGCCTGCCGTTCCGAGTTCAACCCATTAGTCAAACTATCAGCCATTGTCTGCCCAGCATTCTGCCAGTTCGGATTATACTTTTGCAGTAGTGCCAGTATCTCTTCCTGATTCCCCTCCATCAGTAGCTTCCTAGCTTCAGCAAACAGAGCTTCATCAGTAGTCATGGCATCAAAGAGTTTCCTAATGCCCTCTTTCTCATCAGTCATGCCTTCAATGACTAACTTGGCCCGTTCCTCTTCGGTTTTCTTCTTATCATCATACTCGTTCTTGAGCAACTCTTTCTTTTCTTCCGTAGCCTCACGCAGGTCTTCTATCTGGGTTCGTAATTTTTTTTGCTCGTCCCTGCGTGACTGAAGCAATTGCTGTCTGTTAAACCGTTCATTCTCCTCTGTCAAGTCCTGCTGATACCGCATTGCATCTTCAGCAGAGTCTGCACGGCTAATCTTATCACGCAGTGCTTGAACTCTTTCCAAATGCTCCTGAACCTCTAAGTCTCTTTCTTCCGCTTCAGTCAGCTCGTCTATTGCATCAATCTGGGCTTGCAAAGACTTGGTGCGGTTGTACGCATCCTCATCTATCAGCTTGAGCCGCTCCATGTATTCTTTATCATAAATAGCAATAACCTTGTCAGAGGCTGTTTGCTCATTTCTTATTCTCTCATCTATGGAATCCAGCTGTGCCTGCTCTAAGTCATCATACTGCTTCTTGAGTGCAGTGGTCAGTGCATCCCCTATACGGTTAATCTTGTCTACATTATCTTCCATCTTATTGCGTAGGGCATCAGCGGTCTCTTGCATAGCATCAAGAGAAGCACCCTTGCTATTTTCAATACCATTAGCAAGCCCTTCGCCAATATCCTCACCATAACCCTCCATAACTGTGGACGGAGACCTTATTCCAAGTACCCGGGCGAAGGCGGTCTTGATACCGTTGGCTAACTCAACTACTTTACCTATCAGCCATGAACCTGCACTGGCTATTCCATTCGCTATCCCAGTAACAATGTTCTTGCCTATCTGTGGGGCATTGCGTACAAACGCCATGAACACGCCTACTATGCTATCAATCAAGCTTACAACAATAGTAATCAGCAAGCGTCCTGCACTCTGCACAATCGTACCAAGACCCGTCCAGAGACTGGTCCATATTTGCTTAACCCCTTTTGCCATCATTTCGGTATTCCCTGTCAGAAGACCACCTAGTGTCATAACCACCCCTTCAATAACCTTCAATGCCGTAATCAGCACAGTCTTAACAATCGTAAAGACTTCGTTCGTTATCTTCTTTATCTTATCGCCGTGTGTTTTCCAAGCCAAACTTATAGCACCCCATACACTAAGGACTATAGTCTTAACCACATTCACTGTGGTTACGACTACACTTCTGCACGCATTCCATACCTCTTGTACGCTCCTTCTGAAGGTCTCATTCTTCGTGTACAGAAGCGTAAACACTGCAATCAGCCCAACAATAGCGGCAACAACCCCAACAACGGGCCAGCTTATTGCCCCTACTGCTGTTGCTAGTATTGCAAACCCAGCCTCCATCAAAGGCAGTGCCGTCAGAAACGCACCAAATAACAGTAACAGAGGTCCAACCACTGCGGCTAATCCTGCAAGCACTAACAAAAACTTATGTACACCGCTTGGTAGTGCAGAAAATGCATTTATCATGCTGGTCAGCGCAAACGTTATTTTCTTAACTATTGGTGTCAATATATCAGAAATCTTTATCATAGCAGTTTCTATTGCTGACTTCATTTCTTCCAAAGCTCCACTCAAGTTATCCCGCAGGGTTTCTGCCATTGACTTACCTGCACCACCAGAATTGTACATACTTTCTGTCATCGCATTCAGCTCAGCAGAACCCTGCTTGAGCAAAATGTTCAAACCACGCATACCCTGTGTACGGGTAAGCTGTTTAAGCGCATACTCTCGCTCTTGTCGTGAAGCCCCTTGCAGAGACTTTTCAAGGTCTGCCAGTATGTCAACAAACCTTCTGGTGTTCCCTTGTGCATCATACCATGCTATTGCAACTTCTTTACCACCCAAAGACGTATAGCGCAAAGCCCCACCTGCATTCATTGCAGTCTTAGCTAAGTCACGCATCATTGCTTCAAACGTAGTACCTGCCCTTGAGGACTGTATACCAGCATTTGAGAACAGTGCCATTATTGCCGCTGTGTCTTCTAGCGAATAGCCCATCGCCGCCGCACTGGGCGCACCATAGGACATAGCTTCTGCTAACTGTTTAACGTCAGTACTGGTGGAAGCCGCCGCCTGTGCAAAAATGTCAGCATAACGAGCGGTCTGGTCTGCTGACTCACCAAACGTATTCATCGTTGTTGCAAGAACAAGCCCTGCTTGGCTCAGGTCGAGTTGACCAGCAGAGGCTAAGTCCAACAGAGCAGGCATAGCTTCCATTACTTCATTAACTTGAAAGCCAGCCTGTGCAAGTATACCCATACCATCTGCCGCATCTTTAGCGGAGAAAACAGTTGTACCACCCAATTCAATAGCTTGGTCTCGTAGCTTCTGAAACTCATCTCCAGTCGCACTACTTACAGCCTTAACCACAGACATTGCTTGGTCAAACTGTGCGCCTGTGTACACTGCGGCGGTTCCAAGAGCGACAACAGGGAGAGTCACATACTTGGTCATGGACGAGCCAATGGAGGTCAGCGTTCTCCCCATTTCAGTGAGCGGTGAGTTCTGTATCCCCTGCCTCAAATTTGCAAACTGCTGGTTCGCTTCAGATATGTCTCTCCTGAAACTGTCCAGCTGTAACCGCAATTCGGCATAGACTGTACCCAGATTACTTAACAAGTGTGCCACTCCTCCCTGTATCCATTAAAGCCACTTAGTCGCATCTTCCGAATTTGCATAGGGCTTATTGTCTTTTTCCAGTTCAACAACATATATCGTACAAGCAACGTCAAAACAATAGGCTTCATATGTAGACAGCCCTGCAATCATACTGCTGGGACGAACATGGAATGTTCGAGCCACAGCAATCAGCTCAATCATCCTATCCGAATTTCGGACGAAAGGAATCTAACTCATCAAGCCCTCCCATAGCGAACTTGAACAGAGCCATCTTCTGTGCAAGCGTCAAGGGATACACTGCCTGTATCTGTTCGAACGTAGGCTCAACCATTACAGCTTCTGCAATCCCGTCTATAATTGGGAGCATTCCTTCTATGTCCTCCATCTCTACCCCGTCCTTGGCAGGGACTTGAAGCTTTCCGCTGAAAACCTCAGTAGCAGATGCTTTCAAGACATTCGGAAGTTTCTCTATCTTGAGCATATGTGGGGTCATATCCACTGCTTTGACCCTGACTGCAATGGTCTGGTTCGGGACCCAATCAGGTATCTCAATGACAATACCTTCCGACCTCTTACGAATCTCATCTATCGTAATAACGTTGACTCTTTTTTCTAAGTCATCCATCATATTAGTACCTCCTCCTCTTTGTACGGTCCTGTTACTTCTGACTCATACTCCTTCAGAAGCGTTCTTTGGCGATTCATCAGATTTTTCTTAAAGGCTGGTTTCTTCACTAAGCCAATCTGCTTACGCAGGTCACCTAACAGGTCTACTATTTCTTTACCCCTCTTTGTCAGCCCTGCAAACGGATACTTAGCTCCGCATACAGGGCAGTCAAAGAAAAGGCCGACTCTATTCTCTGTCAAGGCTTCTGTTTCTACCTTAACAGAATCCAACTTAAACATAGCGGAGCACTCGTTACACACGATGTCTCTACCCACGCTAATCACCCCTTACTGTACTGTACTATTCTATTATTCTCACAGTTATTCCTGTTCTTCCAGTGTCACAGTTACTACTACGTCATTCCCGGGCATTACAAAGCTGTAGCTTTCTCCTGCTAATACCGTGGTCGTACTTACGGCTACACCATCCACATCAGCAACTTCAATGGACTTGAACTGTTTGTTGGCTTCAATGGTTGCAATGGATACAGTTACAGTTGCACCTTCAGCGGCTTTATCCTCGGGGACTGTGGTTACAACAGCAGTTCCACCCACTACAGAGGCAATTTCAACAGTGTACTCAATTGCAGGCAATGTCGAAACGAAAGACTTTTTGTACGCAGTTTCCTCGGTCGAGGGATTCTCTCTGGCTTTCAGCGAAAACTCAGGAGTTCCCCAGTCTTGGTCACTATGGCTGATAGAACCAATCGTTGCTATACAGTACGGAAACTCATACTTGAGGTACGCTTCCCGACCACCCTGCGAATTGAACGACTGCACATACAGTTCAGCTTTGAACGGAATCTTCTCTGACTGGTCCTCAATCTTAGGAGCTTCCCAGCCAATGATTTCTTCTGTGCTACCGCTACCTTCCGTAATGAACGTGCCACCAGCAATAAGCTTCAGCAGAACTAAGTCGGTACGTGCATCAGTGAAGTCCACATTTGCACCTATCACAACGTCATTCTCCTGAACCTGTACCAGCAGTCTGTCTCCACCACGCAGTTCGCTGGTTTCACCTTCAACAATTTCCACCTCAATCGAAGCTTCTTGTGCGGTGTCCACCCAACGTACTATGCCACCATCCTTTGCACTACCATCTGCGTTCAGCTCGGTCAGCAGAAGACCACGACAACCACGCAGGTAGCCCTTCTTGATTTGTCTTGCCATTATCTTTTCCTCCTTCTGCTAGATTGAACAGCAGGTGGTTCCGTGCTGTCCTCTGTAGAACCTGCTTCATCAACTACTTCATCAGGTGCTTCCGGCATAGCTATTTCAGGCTCAACAGGAGCAGGTTCAGTAACCCTGTCGTCCTCTACAAGCTTAAACTGCACCATCTTGTCGAGTACCTCTTTCGGGAAGTCTCCTACAGGCTGGTCTTTTGCAATACGGTACTCTTTGCCGTCATAGACGAAGACTCTCGATTCTTTTGCTATCATAGCTAACCTCCTCAATACGCACGGACTGTCCTGAAGTCTACCCTGCGAGTCAGAGCTTTTAGCTCATCATCATAGAAGTCTTCAGAACCACCCTCGTATTCCAGCGAAAACACCTGTCCATTTGCTGTGGTCAAGTCTTTCCTCATCAGCAACTTTATGACTTTACCCTGCAAGGCATCCAGAACTGTATGGCTGGTTACATCACTATACAGCCATATCTGGAACGGTATTTCGAACCCATGCGTCATCTTAGTCGGAACATCCCCTCCACGCTTAACCACTGCATAAGGCTTTTGCGTAGCAGGTCCTGCCATACTTGGCTGGTAGACTCTCTCGCCTACTTCGGGCAAGCCATCAATTAACTTATTCCTTATCGCATTCCTCATCTGTGCTCCTCCTTAGACGCTCCGCAGGATTCTTGCTATCTCTGTCTTATTTGCCTCAAGGGTTGGTACTAAGATTGCATACTTTCCTGAGTGGCATAGTTCCAGAAATATCCCATACGGTACACCGTGGTGCAATTGCACACTTATGTCTGAACGAGACTCTATAACCTTTCCATGCAACCCTCTCCGTGCATTCCCCGTTCTATCTGTCCACGGTCTATTTTCCTTGGCATAATTGACTAACATTGGAACAACTCTTGTTCTGCATGCTTCTGCAATCCTGCTTGGATGAGCTAAACCCCATCTGTTTAGCTCACGCATTACTTCATCCATTCCTGTAACTGCAATTCTAACGTTGTTCGCCATACTACTTCACCAACTTCAGGTTCAACTGATACCCGTTCAGGTCAGTCGCAATCATAATCGGTCTGCCACTGACAATTTCAAACGTTCCTATATTCACTACAGTGAACTCATCAGTTACAAAAGCACCCCAACATACATCGGCAGTACTTGGAGCAAGTGCACCCCAATCAGACTCATCAGCCATACCTGAAACATCCGTGTTTCCTTTACCAATAGACGACATTCTTGCCGACTTTGGGTACAGCAGGATGGTCTGTTCCTTAACCTCGCTGACCTTTTCCTCACGAGCACCGTCCTTTTCGACAAGTTCTGTACGAACTATGCTAATACTGGTTGGGTTCAGCGATATTACAAGGTCTATTGCATTTTTCTGGGTCTGACTAATCATAGCACTTTACTCCTTCGGGAACACTACCAACTCTATTCTCACAACAGGCAAGAAATCATCAGCTTCATCAATGGACATTGCTTTAACTGCTATGTCTACTGACTGGATACTTCCTAACGCTTGCCTTATCAACGCACTGTAGTTCACATCACTGTGCGTAAGTGTCATTGGGCTTATGTTTACCTGCATCCCCTCTTCGGGTTCCAGCTCAGGGTCAGGGAGGTGCATTCCCTTCGGTAATGGCTTGTCGAACATGAACTCTGTATCCTTACTCATCCTATAATCACAGCTCCTCCCTGAGTGCCTACCTTAGCTAGAGCCTTACTCCGCAGAACATCTGACTCTGCCTGTAACATTTGAGCATTAAACGACACACTCCCTATCCCAATCGGTATTGACGTTATTCCACTGCCTATCGTAGTAGCGAATACTCTCAAGCTTTCTGCCAAAGCCAATTCCTGTGCTACAGTCCTCAGTTTCAGTGGCAGTCCACTCAGGGTACGCACACCTGACAATTTCACCAGCATCTTACCAGCCATCTTGGGCGCAGGTACTACAATAATCGTATTCCTATCTATATCGTATTCCCAGTCATAGCCATACAAATTCTCGAACTGCTCCCACTTCTGTGCATCAATTACTGCCATCGAGTGGCTATGAAACGAATACTCCACTTGGTCTATAGCACTATCTCCTTCCAGACTATCCAAACCTTCTGGTAGAGCATAGCTTGGGAACACTACATCCAGTACACTGTACGTAGTGACTGGTACTGCATACTCTGCTTGATTCGGTATCAGATTCACTTCAGCATAAGACACAAGCGGTATGAGGCGGGACAAATCGTCAAGGGCGGTATCAATAGCTGATTGCAGTACAGCAGAAGACATGCTTACTCCCTGCGTTCCAAGCTGAGCCTTCAACAATTGTTCTAGTGCTGTTCTTGCTATGAGTTCTGGACTATCAGCCATTGTCTACACTCCTCTCTTAGCTTTCTTTAGCCTTCTTTCCATCAGGCACAGATTGCAAAAACGGAAAACGCATTGCCGTTTTCTCGTCCAGAATAATCGTACCGTTCGGGACGATTTCCCTTTTCGTGCCCCGCTCATCATACAGCACTTGCAGTAAATCTGACTTGTTTACATAACGTTTTCTTGCCATCTTTTATTTCCTCCTCAATCTGTTCTGTTCACTCTACTGGTCTTATGATAGTGCGGCTTTCTTCCAGTTTGCATCGCTAATCGTATTGTCGGCAATCGCTACATATATATAGCCACTGTCAAAACGAACATCGCCTTTGTTAGCAAGAGTACCATCTTCACCTGAAGCTGTTACTCTATACAAGGTAATCGTGACAATTTCACCATCGTTGTCACCATTTTCGGCGGCAGTAATTACGACATCGTTATCACTCACAGCCGCATCCCAGCCATCTATTGCACCTAAGCAGGTAGCCAAGCCAGTGGCATCTGCAAATTCGCCTTTTTCTGCATCAGTGACTGCGGCTTTGACCAACTCTGTGTCAGCAAACTCGATGACATCCCCAACAGATACCTGAGCCAAACTTTCGGCGGCAATTGTTGCGGTAGACTTTGCATTCTCTCCACCACTAGCAGTCGTAGCATCTACCATTGATACTGTTATAGCCTTGCCATTCTGTGCTTTCCCTTTAACAGCGGCAGTGACCGTAACTTTACCACCAGACTCAACTGCATCCCAATTCGTAAGGGCATTTATCTTGGTTGCAAGACTAGCGGCATTCGTCCAGTTGTTTCCAGTTTCCGCAGAACTAGCTTTTGTGAATGCAACACCATCAACAGCAATGATGTCGTCATTTGCCAGCAAAGCAATGACTGCCGCAGGAATCTCAAACTTTGCCGCTACTGCATTAACAGGAGTGTCTTCACTGATTTTGACATTACCATCTTTGTCAATGACTTCGATGTTGGTCACCCTATCGCCAACCATGATACTTTTCGTGATTATCTGGTCTCTATAAAACCTACCCATGATACCTCCTTATCTGGTGGACTCGGTAGAGCGTACCCCTGACTCTATTGCAATCCACCTTACATTTACTTGGGGTACTCGGCGTGTTCTTAGGTCAATGACACTGTGGCATACAGGTCAGTGATTATCGGTTTACGAGCATAACGACTCATAACAGAACGTCTGGGCTGAAGGTCATTTGGGTCCATGAAAACAGGGGTTACATACAGGGGCACATATGGTGCATATACATAACCAGTTTCGAACATGGACGCTCCCTTGTGACCAAGCAACATTCTGTTGGCAGGAGCCAGCGGGTCTTTGTAGACTTGGAACCGATTCTTGATGATACCAAACTTTTCAAGACCCATGCCAGCCTGACCAGCCCAATCCTGTTTAACTTCGGCGAAGCCATCCAGTTTTTCAAGACGAGTACAGGTGTCAGGGTCTGCAACTATCCAAGTGGCATTGCGGAAACGCCGCTTGTAAATCAGGTTGTTCGCATCCAGAATGGCTTCCCACAGAGACATTCTGTACTCACGGTCACTGCCCTCATAGTCATCCGGGGCTGTTCTGGTCCAGTTTACGTTACCAGCAGAAGCAGAATTGTACAGGTCGTTGATAATCTGGCGGTCAATCTCTCTGCGGATTTCGTCACCCAGAATTGCCAACATTTCGGTTTCTGCATTCACACCATGATATGCCACCAGGTCTTGCTGTGCTTCCAGAGTCCATCTTGCTTTCAGCTTTTTGGTCTCAGCGGTTACGGAATCACTCCGCATGTTAAAGTTCACTTCAGGAATGTCATTGCCACCTTCACTCGGGGTTGCCAGCGTGTAGTCGGCAGTAACAACGGCATTCGGTGCAGGAGCTACTCCCAGAGTAAACGCACCTGTGGCGGCATCAGTCAGGGTTGCAGTAACGGCTATACCGTCAACATAAATGGTAGCAGAACCTGCCAGAATCGGGAGCTTATCGGTGTTCGAAGCATCCACAATGAAGTCCGTTTCAGTTCCGTCCCCAACATAACCATCGGTGTCAACATTTTTCAGAATCAAGCCACGCACCATACCACCTGCATAGTACGCATTGTACCCAGATGCCAGATTCCCACCCATTGCAGTGTCAGCAGTTGTTCCCCGTACACTTGTTCCAAACAGGAAGTCGAGGTAGAAAATCATACCTGTGGGCATGCTCATGGGCTGAACTGATACCAGTTCGTTTGCAATCAGGTTCGGGAAAATCCGTCTGATTAGCGGAAAGGCGAAAGTCGTGAACCCTTGGACATTACCAGAGTTCGAGGTCTCATGCAGAACCCAGTTTTCAGTGTTCTGAAGCATGGTCTCGAGAGCTAGTCTCTTGTAGTCATCCAAACCCTCTGTCAGGTGTGCCCATCTCTCTTTCCGCTGTTTGTTCTCTACCAAGAACGAAGGCATCATCTGGTCTTCAGTAAGCTTATTCGGCATTTACGTATCCTCCTTCTCATTCTTTCTTTTCTTATTGAAGCCCTGCCAGCCTACGCTGTCTTTGCAGGTCTTCATCGAGGGCACTTTCGTCCTCTTGTGTAACTTTACCACTTCCGGCTGGGACTTTTACATCTTTGGTCAATGCTTCGATGAAGACAGATTCAGTCTTGAACTGCTCCTCTAACTCTTCAACGGTTTTGCATCCAGCAAGTCTGTCTTTCAGAACATCTCTGAAGCGATGACCTTCTACCATTTCTTCAAGCTTTGCACTGACCTGCTTGGCAGTTTCAGCTTCTTGAATGGCTTTTTCCTGCTGGGCTTTGGCTTCTTCGAGAACCTTGATAGCGTCATTGGCTTTAGCAAGGTCAGCTTTCAAAGACTCGTTGGCTTGGCGCACTTCTGCATCCAGTTCTTCAGTGGTCTTTGCTTCGGGAATGTACGGTTTCATTGCCTCTACAATCGCCGCAATAGTGCTCTTCAGCAAAGCCACTTCTTCGGATTCCATGACCTGCTTAGTTGCTTCGGTCATATATTCCTCTTTCTTTGCTTCAACCGCATCTGCTACTTTCTGGGCGAAGTCTTTCTCAAGGTCCTTTTTCACCTGTCCAACAGCTATTACGGTTGCCTCATCCATAAGCTGTTGAAACAACTCAGGACTCTGGGCTTTCAGTTCTTCCAGATTCTTGAACATGCTTTTTCCTCCTTCTTTAGATTCAAAGTTCGCAACCTTCCCATACTCGTTCGACTGCTCGAGAACACAGTCAATACCCTTGAGTTCATAGTCAGGCTGAACTTCCCATATGGTTCCGTCAGGCTCGTCTATGGGACGAACTGAACCAAAACCCCTTGTCGATATACCTATACCTACCCCAGCGCGGAGCAACATTTCAAGGTGCTTGCCATCATCAGTAGCAAGAACATCCCCCTCAAATAGCATGTTGTCCCCTTCCATCCACAACTTGGTGAACTTTACTGCGGTTCGGCTAAGAGACCCACTGTAATCAGGATGGTCTACCTCGCCCAGAAGCTTTCCTCTGCGTATCAGGTCTTGTGCAGATTCTGCCGCTTTATTCAAGACTGAAGTCGGATACAATCGCTTGTTCCCATTGACCACCCCACCCTTACTTGCAGTTCCTTTAATGGTCACAAGCTTATACGGATTAACTACGCCTTTCCCACTACCTGTGTCCTCTTTCAAAATCTCGATGTTCTCGAACAACGGCTGTTCAATTAGTTCGTTATCCCTTATCTTCTTTGTCATATCTCTAACTTCACCTCCTTCCCCTACAAATTAGTACCAGCCTTTTCAAGACATCTTAAACCTGTTCTATTATCTATAGCACTGTGCACTATCTGCTCTTGGCAGAACAGCACACTCAGCAAACTTAGAACACCATTATCCTATACATATCCCCTGCTTCTGCTACGTGCATGGCCATCCTACTCAACCTCTTTGCGTTTATCCAAAACTACCGTACCTATTGCATGCCATCTATAAACGTCTCGGCTGAATGGGTCCAGCCACTCTGGTAACTGCATACTTGCCTGTTCAAATTTGCTCAGTGCTATTCTTTCTTCACGGATGCGATATGCTGTTGGCTCTTGCTCAGAAAGCACCCGCAAAGTTGCTAAGGCTGACATCATGTCATCTAGCAGATTCCAGTTCAGGGTCCGTACAGATTCAAAGTCGTCTACCCCTACATCCCAACTTATTGCTTTGTTGACTTCACCCTTTGCCAGTGCTCTAGCCACAACTAACGGTACAACCTGAACTGCCAAGTCAACACTGTCTCTTTTCTCATACCGAATACGTAGACTGCACCCGCAGTGGCTGAGGCACATAGTTCCTCCTGCTCTTGGCGTAGTCGGTAACGTCTCTGGCGTGTACGGACTGTTCATGGCTAAGTCTATGCAATCACCACAGTTCTCTGCTGATGACAATTCCCAGTAAATCAGTGTACCTTCATTCGGGTAGGCATCAACTCTTCCTGCATCAAACATAGAGTCTACGCTGTCAATGTACATACCAGCCCTTGCTGAATATGCCATGCTTCCTCGCTTAGCAACAATGTCATCGGCAAACTTGTCTAAGAACTTATACTCAGCACTCCTTGCCCGGGCTAACCATGCTAGGTCTTCTTTCGGTATTGCCACTGCTGACAACCCCGATGCATCTGTACCTAAACGGTATGCTTTTTCATATCCAGCTTTAAACAATGTACGTGACTTCTTCATAAACTGAGCCTTGGTCAATTTTCTGCCCTCAAGCTGGGAAACAAGGTCTTTAAACTCGCTATCCATCTTGGCTTTATACGTAGCCCATGCCTTCTTTGCTTTATCATAAGCTGGCTTATCTGCCCCGGGCTTCAGTGCCTTCGTGTAAATTGCAAGTAGGTTCTTCTCATCTGAGTTCTTCCTTCTACTTCCTATACTCTTGGCATTGGGTCTCTTCGTGTTGACTGGGTCAAATCTCTTCGGATTGTCAAGAGCTTTCTTTACATAGTCAGGGTCTAGCGTATGTACTTTTGCTTCGTCAACAGACTCTAGCATTGCTATCTCATACCATGTTGCTCCTACTTTCATGTACATAAGCTATGCCCTCTTACGCCAAGGTCTTGTACTAACAGGCTTGCGTGTCAGTTTCCTACCAGTGGCTTCTTCAAACTCCCAATCCAGTAGCTCATACAGAGAGTCAAGCTGAGTCTCAAGGCTGTGCTTCATAAGCCGTATCTCTCTTGCAGATAACTTATGTTCTGATACCCCTGCACCTGCTACATCTTTAACAGGTACATCTTTGACTGGGTCAGTAGCTTTCTTAATTGCCTTCTTCCCAGATGCCTCATCATCAGGTTCAGGTGCTGGATTCGCTACTATAACTTGAGGCTTGAGGGCATTGGCATAAGCAATATCCCTCTGTGCCCTGACATTGTCCAGACTATCATCATTTTCAAGGCTGGTCTTTATCTCTGCAATATCCTCATCTGTCAAGTCAAGCATATTGCGATACACCCATTCAGTGCTTACCCCCAGCTCGTTCCTGTACTTCTTGGCGATTTCAGTCTTAACTGCTTCCATTTGCCATTCTCGCAACTCGTCTATGGCTGACATGATGGGCAGTCTAACTGTATACTCGTGGACAACTGGGTCAATACCTCTCGTAACTAAGACAAAATCAAAGAGCTTCCGTAATCCTGCTATCAATGCTTGCTGTACCCGTCTTTCTGTTTTTGCAAACTGTACGTCAAGTTCAGTAATAACAGCTCTGGCATGGGTCTCACCTTCAAAGCCCATCCATGCTTTGGGTACTTTAAGTCCTGCAAACAGTTTCTTACTGAAATACTCAACATCGGCAAGTTGCCCAAGGTTCCCTGCCCCTTGCAGAATCTTTACGTCAGAACCAGAACCCTCTCGCTTAGCTAAGAATATGTCCTCCTCAGCAGACATCGGATTATAACGTAGGTCCATCTTACCCGTACTGGGGTCTATAGTCCGTTTCTTCTTCAGCTCTTTCTTGGTCTCCCTCAAATACTCCTGCGTAGGTTGTCCCGGCTCTATCCCAGTAACATCTATCATAAAGGCATAGCGTTGCTGTGCTCTAGTCAACCTTGCAATAACAACCCCGTCCTCCATCATGGACAATTGCTTGAACACTTTCCTTATCGGGTACAGAACAGAACCATCTACACCATACTTGCTAGTCCTGTCTTTCTTGAGCAGGAAGTGCAGTATCTGCCAGTCCCTGAACTTGGCTTCTGTTTCCCCTGTGTCTGTGGTCTGCTCATACGGAAACTCTGGGTCAAGTCTACCCCACGTATCCTCAACTACCTTCATCCTAGCAGGGGCTAAGTGCTTAATACGGTGAACTTCAAGGTCATCATGCACTACTACCTCTTCGAAACAGTCACCATACTTAACCAACTCCCGTGCTATAGACCACAGTTCTGAATCCAACTGGAGTCTCCTCTTTACTTCACCCAATACTTCAATCACAGTCTCAGACTCAGAAACGATTTCAATGGATTCGTTCTCTTCACGGTCACCACTGGTAGCATTGTCAGCATAAATGTCCAAAGCAGAAGCTATTTCAACTGCTTCTGTATCCATGCGTTCGTATTCTTTATACTTGTTCTTTCTCTTAGTCTCTAGCGTGGTTTCGTCTGCGTACCAGTCATAGGCCCCACCTCTGCTGGTATGCACCGAATCGCCAAACTCACGGCGTGTCTCAATAGCAGAGTCTACTTCAGGCGGGGCTTCATAAGCAGGATTGCGCCTAAACATGTCAGTCAATCTTTGCACTATATCTTCAACCAAAGGTACTTTCATAGCCACAGCCCTACCCCCTTTCTACTATACTATGCAAAACTTTCCATATCGACCACCTACATCACAACTTCTGGTACTCTTACGTTATTACTCGTGCTTGCTGTGCCTGCCATTTCACCAAAAGACGGAGGCGGCGTGGGTTCTTTAACTCCCTCAGATTCACAAGCATAACATACTCCAGCTACTGCATCAGCTACGTCCTTGGAGCCGTTGGCAGGATGGTCTACCTTATTCTTTTTCTCGTTTCTCTCAAGACGAATGGTCTCCTCGAACAGTGGGTCATAGTGATACGTAATCAACCTGTCTTCATACAAAGCATTCTTGTACGCTTCATATACAGCTGGATTCGTGTCGGCTGAAACTGTACCTGAGTCTATACCCGCCTGCTTAAATTGTTGCTGACTGTCTTTAGACTGGAACGAGTCGTAAGTCACTCGCCGTATCGGATAACCATAGGAACGCAATTCATAGACAAGACTACGCACATCGGCAAACTGTATCTCCCCACCTTTTGGAGGCTTGATGCGGAGCATAAATTCAATTACAATAATCGGTGCTTTCATCGTGTATTCTATACCTTCTTCATTCCTGCGGGTTACTGCCTTGTATCCCTGCACATAGCCCATTGCAAAGCCAGTACTATCACCAGAGTACGAAAGGTCGGCATGAACAAAACGTGGCTTGCTCTTCAAGAAGCTAAGCTCCCTCTCCAGTCTTTTCCTTTCTTCTCCTACTGCTGAATCTATCTGTTTCTTGAGTCGTGGTATCCGCAACTTATCCATCAAGAACACACCTTTATCCTGAAGCGTGCTCTCCTCCAGTGAAAACGGATGCTCAAGCCCTATCTCTGCTCCTTTACTCAGTGCCTCAACCACTTTACTTCTATAGCGTATGTACGGTCTGATGGTCAAGGTCGGTCTGCCAGCAAAGTCTCGTATCGCCGCATCAATGTCCCCTTCAAAGTCCTTCCTGAACTCCTCGGGTATCTCAAGCAATGGCAGGTTCTTCTCCTCTGCCTTAGCATATTCCTCTTCATTTTCTATGATGCGTGGTGCTTCTGTACCATCTCCTAACGAAATCCAAAACTTCTTCCCTGTCCACCTATCAGCAGGGAGCGTATCCCACTGAGCATATCTCCTCGTGAATATCGTTGGGTCATCTTCCGCATCCTTGAGCCGGCGTTCCGTATAATCCTCTGGGTATCGACTTGACGAAATCTGGAGCAGTATCCCGGGCAATTTCCCTTTCTTCATAAACCTTGACTTCATACGCCTTATCAGTGACTTCTGTAGGCTATCCGCTTGGTCATACTTACCGTTGGTCGTAGTTCTGGCCTTACTGTTCTCTATCACGGACATGAAGTTCACTTCGTCCATGACTCCACCAAATACGTTGTAACCAATAACACCACTGTCTCCTGCTGTGGCTGGGAACAACCATACATTATTCGGGAACCTGAGTTCATTGTTCCAAGGACCATACGGGTACTTCTCGACAAAGTACGGACTGGCATGAATCTTATTCTTTATGCCTTGGAACACAATCTTCTTGGCATTATCCCGTGTAACCCCAACATTGAGCAAAACAATGACAGACCCCTTCATCAAGCCATAGACTTTCTGGGGGTCTCTCAAACAAGAAATCTCATACAACATCCGACAAGTCGCTATCTCAGCAAAGGTTGACTTACCCCAACCAATGGCTCCTGTCAAAACAGCCTCTACATAGTCACCGTCAAATAACTCTTCAAGGTCATCAAGCAAACGTGGGAACACTTGTCCTTCCAAGCCAAGGTACTGGGGACTTTCAATGAACTCCCTCGTCTTCACTGGAACATACTTATACGTATAGCCCATCAGATTTTGCAGAATCTCTACTTCATTACCTTCGTTGTCACGCAGAATCTGCATCAGCATTTCAATATCATTTCTCGTGAACCCCAACGTTAGCTCGTCAAGACTCTGGACTATACGTCTATCCTCCAGTGCCAATGAACTCATGTCCTATCCCTCCAACTTTAACGGCAATACTACTCTTAGCATATTCGAATCTTTGAAACTGGACAGTGGCAGAGCCTCTTCCATTGGCATATGCTCACCCGTTGCATTATCTGCCAGTACTACAAATGGCTGATACAAACGACTAAGGTCTATGCCAAGTGTACTCACCACAAAATCTGTGACCTTCTGTGGGTCTACACTATCCTCAACGTCTATTTCCATTCTGCCACCTAACGATACAATAACAGTTACTTTCTTCTCCTCAGCCATATACATTCTCCTATCCCTGCAAGAGTGCAAGCAGTTCTTTTTTACTCGCTCGTCTGTTGAACGTAATCCCGGCTTTCTCAAGCTCAACTGTTATCTCGGCCTTAGTCAGCTTTTCAGGTGGAATCGGAGCAACAGGCTTCTTCACTTTAGCCTTAGCCTTCGCATCTGCTTTACGAGCTTTCCTCCATGCCTTCAAAATCTCCTCATGCATTGACGTTCTCCTCCTTTTTCTTTTTCTTTGCAACTATATCCCGCATCGTTTTCCAATAGCTGGGATACCACTGCACCTTAACATAATCCTCCAGCTTAATCGGAGTGGCTTCACCATAAGCAAGGACCAACTCTGGCTCTATCACCTCAACCATTTTCTCAAACCCTGCGATGAACAATTCCCTGACCTCCTTCGGTCTGTTTGCCCCTACAGTCGAGATGGCTACTATGCTTCCCTTCTCTATCCCAGCAAAGCAGAACTCATAACTCCTCTCGTCTGCCCAAGTTACAGATGGCAGTACTTCTATGCCATTACTCTGCCAATAGCAACCAATCCACCTACTACGATACGTATTCCAAACCTGTAACACTTTCGGGTACTCAGCATACAGACTAAAATCTGGTGTCAATGCCCTACCTGTCTTCTTGACTAAGGACAAAGTCTGCACTGGCCTAGTCCATACGTGTTCAAAGTGATAATCGTCAACGAAGAAATGTACAGCACCCTTCTTCATATCTACATCCCCACTCACACGTTGCTTGACAGGCAATAACCACTCTGGAACAAAGTAGTCTTTTCGTAAAGTCGGGATACCATAATCATTGTCAATGCCAAACAGGTTGAACGTATTCAGTGCATCAAAATTCCCGGGCAACCTTTTCCAACTATTCACTGTTCTCATCTATCTTTATCCCTGCCAATCTCTGTTGCTCTTTCTTGGCATTATCACTGAGTACCAGAAACGGACATGCCTTGCCATCAAAGAATACAGAATCAGGTATCCCATTCGGGTACTTTTCACAACTAGCCTTGTCAGTGACTTTCATCCCTTTCAAAGACTTCTCGTGCACCTTTACACATTCATAACACTTTGGCGGTTTTCTAGTTACCATAGTCCTGTCCTCCTTATGCATAATTCTTGGTCAGTACTCCCTGTACAAACGCATCGAATGTACCTGCCTCAACCTTTCCACCTGTAGCTATCTTAGCAAAGGACTCAGCCCACGCTTCATGATGGTCTGTCTTTGCATACTGCGAACTAAGCTTCGTACTCTTGAACGCTTTTTTCATATCTGCCTCTTTCATCTTGCCTGTTGCTATCAGATGGTCTCCTACGGTGTGACCATACTCATGCGAAATCAACCCACTTACTCCACCCGTTGACATCCATCCTGTCTGCTTGCACTGCGTATACTCCCTAGTCAACTTCTTCAGATTGTAATCACTGTCGATATTCAGCTTCCCATCCCCAAACACAGCGTAAGCACCATCATAATCCTTACCCCAAGCTACAACCAGATTCTTAACCCCAAACTCTTTCAACCTGGTCTCCCCTTCTACTGGGTACTTATCCATAAGCCCGGACAATACATCTGCACCAGCTCGAGCAAGCATCTCCTGCTCAGCCTTCTTCATATTCCTCGAACTGGTGTACACAATCCTCACCCCGGGCAGTGCTTTCTCAATATCTTTTGCAGTCGGGTACTTTGCTTTCAGGTAGGCTTCAAGTTCCTTGTACTCAGCATCACTCAGCCCGTCATCTGTGGCACTTCCACCACCACCTAGTAACTGTGCCGCACGTGATGCTCTAGCATGACCTTTGCTTGCTCCTCTACCTCCCATACTAAAACCCCCTCAAACTGCATAACTCTACAAAATACTGTATCTTTATGCTTTGTACCCCGTCATTTTTCGAGACCCTCTGCATAACTATTCATCGGTATCCTCTGTATCCCCCGCCGGTTCTACAATTACCTTAGACATCGCCTGAAGCATTTTTCCAGCCAGTAAGCCAAGTCTTGCTTTCGTACCTTCATCGGTAGTCTCATCCATCAGTGTCGAACTAAAGTTCCCTGACACACTAAGCTGGTCAGGTACTTTACTCATAATCCCCAGCTCCATCTTCTTCTGCACCATGCTATTCAGCAAGTCCATAGCTATACGTATCTCATGCCCAGTACTGCCGAACAGCTTGTTAATCTTAGTCTCAGTCTCAGCATCAATACTGATACGCCGTAACTGGAACAGGTACAGCTTTTCAAGTTCTTCTATTTCATTGATTCCTCGGTGCATCTTTTCAATAGCTCTTTGCAGATAGACAGGTGGGTCTCTCAACAGTTCAGCAGGTGGCAGGGAGCCTTTGTACCTGAACAGTTTCCTTACTAGACTATCACGCTTAATGGCGGTCTGTTGGAGCATATCTTCTTGTAACCATCTGGCTATCTCTTCAATAGCTATCCCAGCCTTGACCTTCTTGTGGAACTCTTCATAACAGTGCATATCTTTCAAATCCTTGAAGGCATGGCTTTTCTTTGCCTTCTTCTGTGCCATACGTATCACCCCAAACTAATCATGTACTGTCTACTTCATTCTTCCTCAACATTTTCCTTTACTACTATACTATGCCAATTTCTATGCTTACAATACAAGCATATACCAACTTTTTCTAGCTGTCTATTCTTAACATGACAAAACGATAGCTTATGACAGGTTTCTTACCTTCTTCCCTGACAAAACTACCGCTTTCTCTCTTCTTGGTCGGTCTACTTTACCCTTTTCACATCTCTTACGCTTCAATTCGGTGACAATACATGACAATTACCATTAGCGTGTAGTCACACGGTTCAAAACTACCATTTAACTTTCTCATCTGCTCATCTAATAACCATTATCCTGCCGTTCGTGGTTCACCTTGTTCTTCTTCCAATATTCTATTTCAAGCTCGTCCGGCGTTACACCAAGGCACATACAGAAACCAAGGAACGTACCAAATGCATCCCACCAAGCATCTACCCAGTCTGCATGCATCTGCAAATCTGTCGGCTTGATTGCTAACAAAGATATACGTGCAAACAAGTCAAGTGCTATTACAACCAGCATGTCAGGCGTACCTACTGGAAACTTTAGGTTCTCCTTCGGCTGTACTTTGTTCGTTACTGCTATGGACAGCAGGAAGTGCAAACAGTCAGCCAACTCTTCCAGCAATCCCTCTCGTGGCTCTCGGTCCTTGCTCCAATGCTTAAAGAACCGTGCTTCGTTGCAAGCTTCTCCAAACTCTACTAAGAGTGCAAGTACCCTCCCTTCGTATGTACTCGCTGGAGTCAGTCCGTGCTCTTCACATACTCGGTCATCCAATACCTTCTGTGCCTCAAACAGCTTCTTAATATCCATCCAACGCTCTGCTCCTTTCCATTATCCATATGCATAGCTTAGCCACCAGTAGCTGATGCCAGTTCAAACCTTCCTGCGGCATTATCTTTGCAGTGTATCCACGTGTCCTATACCAGTCATAGCAGAAAAACAAGAATCGTAACGTATTTTTCTCCCTTCTTCCATGTGCTGACAAGAAGACATCGAGACTGGCTACACATCCTTCTCCTTCTATGACTAACACTATCATCTTGTCTACCCTCATAGACAGTCTCTCTGTGTATTCTTGCATCATACTCCTCCTAAACTGCCATATCCCGTTTACGTAAACCCCCTGCCCTCCGTGCTGACAGGGCCAATCTTCCTTCTGTACTTGCAATAAGCATAGCAAGAATCTCTTCGCCAACATTAACATAGTTGTTCACATCATCTATGTACTCGTCAGCTATTTCCGATATGTGCAAGAGCAGGGTTCTGGTCGTACCTTCTACTACGCACAACGCACCATAGGTCTTTACCACTACAACAGTGGCTAGGACTATGTCCCCTATCCGCTTGTCCAGACTTTCGTCTACACTAGTCAGTTCCTCTTCTTCTGCTATTTCTATGCCTGTGCTGTGTTCATCTACAGCGTCCTCACCAAGCTCACGCATGACCCGGGCTATCTCACATATCTGATGATACACCATGCTGTCCTGCTTCCCGAACAAACCTGCTAGGCTCCAAGCCAGCCGTGTCTTTGGTATCTTGGTCGCTTCCACATACTTAATTCCTGCTACTATAATGTCCTTCTCTTCTTTACTGAACTTAATCCGCTTAGCTCTCCCCATATGCATATACCTCCTCTATGTTCTATGCTTTCATAGCTGTGTCCTGCTAACTATCTACGTCTCATCATCCGCTTACCTCCTCTCTACTGCATGTCACTTACAAAGGTACGGTTCCTCCAGAAGCTCTCATAACCAATAACCATCTGACCTTCCGCACCGTTGGGCTTCTTATACTGGACGTTATACATGTGAATCCGTGAAGACAGTCTTGCAGGACTGCTATCTCTCTTGGACTCATCAGGATTGTACATCAAGTCTCGATACTGGTCTGCTGTAATCCAGCCATACCCAAAAACATAGACTTCATTAATCCATAGGACTTCTCTGTCCAGATACATTACCTTTCCTGCCATTCCGAATCCCTCCATTCTCACTTCACTCGCCATATCTTATATGCACTTCTGTGGGAGCAATCCCAAGTGTCATACAAGACTCCATCTACTACCGATGCCAGATGACCTGCTACTGCTATTACGTATGTCCCTCTCCATTTGCATACATCTGCTATGGTATACCGCTTCTTCATCCCGTCTTCTCTGACATACATCACACCTATCGTCTTGTACTTTTTCAAGTACCTTTCATAGACTTCTTTACTGTTTGGCAATGCAAACTGTTTTCTGCCTATCTCTACGAGTGCATCGAAAATCTCTAACCAACCCTTGCCCTCTACTTTAGCTATTGCTCTAACAACACAGTCACTTGTCTTTCTATTCCTTGGGTTCAAGTTCTCCTTCACAAAACCCATTCTCCTCTGACCCTCCTCTGTGTTTTTTTTTGTTTTCTTTTATCTTAACATATAATGATGTCTTTGTCAAGCATATTTCCAAAATTTGTTTTGGCAATCCGCAAGCTTCTTCTGGTAATCCCTTTAGTCTCCAAAAAGCAGGTCGTAGAATGCGTTGTGATGCACGAAAACGTCAGAGTTTGAATATTGGGTTGAGGGTTCGTTTTTTAATTCGTTAGAATGCATCTTCTGTGAACCCCATAAAATGGGCAATGGAGGCTTTCTATTGCCTCCATTTATCTTTCCAATCTTTCTGGTGAGTCCAATTAAGCATCCTCTTCTTCAAAAATGCTTCCTTCGTCAGGTAGTGGGTCAAGTTCAGCTAACACAGTATCTCCATACTCAGTAATCAATTTCGAGAAAAACTGTGTCATGTCATAGTTCCCTGACTTCAATTCCTCAACCACACCATCAATCATTTTCTTCTTTAGCTTCTCGTCCATCATTATCCACAGGTGCGTTTTCCCTCCGTACTGGAAGACCATGAAGTTCTGCTTGAGCGTGTCACCATAGGTACTGAACATTTCGTTCAAGATTCGTGACAGGTCATCGACTGTCTTCATCTCTTTCTTGGCCTTGCCCAACTTGTCTTGCAGTTCCTTCGGCAGTTCCTTCTTTACATTTACATAGAGCTGGTCAAATGCCTTAGCATCCACAAGAGCCATCATTTCTTTCGTCAGCTCTTTCCCATACTTATCAGCCATCTGGTCAAACAGCTTCGTGAACTTAACTGGGTCAAGCTTGCCTTTGAGCATATTCATCCGTACAGTCTGGAACTTTGCCGCATCCATATCGAACTCATCCATAACATAAGCAGGTACTTCTGCCATTCCCAATACTTTGCATGCTTCCCAGCGATGGTGTCCTGACACTATCAAATACGTGCCATCATCTTCAGGCTTAACCATAATTGGCTCGGTCATCCCTATCTCACGGATGTTCTCAGTCAAGGCATTGAACACTGACTCACTCTGCGTGTTCGGGTTCCATTCATTAGGCTTTACACTGTTAATATCCAGATACACTATCTCTCTACGCATTTCCTCCATTACCTTACTCTCCTTTCAAATACGGGCAACCCTTCTTTGTTCAGTATATCTTCATAGCCAAGCAACTGCATCATGCGTCTTACAGTATGACCATACATAGTGCTTTCAACGAAGATGTTCGTATTCGTCTCCTCTTTGATTACCCTTGCCACATCTTCCATACTGTACCTTTCCCGTCTTAGCCTGCTCTCCATTGCTTTGTACAACCATTGGTCCTTCATACGCTGGTAGTCAATCTCCAGAACTTCAGCAAAACAATTACTGATGAACCTCTCCATCTTCTTTGCTACAGACATCTTACCAACATGCTCTGCCAGCCAGTCTTCCATGAAAGCTATGCGACTTTGAGCCTCTTCCAGATTATCTACCACCCACAGTAGCCTAGCAAAGACCTCTTCCTCAGTCTCGCAGATAAACGGATACTCTTCAGGCAAAAGTCCTTTCTGCCAAGGCTTCTTTAAATAAATCCCCACCTGTCCTGCCTGCAACTGCTCAAAGAACGAAAGACCAAACGACTCATTCTTGGACATACAAACAAACACATCAGCTCCTTCAAGCAACCTTTCGTACTGCTCACGTGGTGGATTCACATGCAGTTCTGTGTACTTAGACAATTCCTTGTACGCCTTTTCTTTGAACTCTTCTACAATATACTGCCTTGCTATTTCTGCACGTCTAAACGGCAAAGAGGCAACCAGCTCAACAGGCTTGCCAAGCTTCAGCATTTTCTCGAACATCTTACCTATCTTGTCTGCCTGCTTCACAGCTGACAGTGTGGTCGCAAACATAATGCGTACTTTCTCTGGATTCTTTCTTGGCTTAAACTTGATGCGGTCTACTGCTATACTATGTGGAACCACTACATTTTTCGTACCCATACTTCTGAGCAGAGTTGGACTCAGGTACTTTCTTGCCGCTACTTCCAACAGGTCTTTCTGGTACTCTGTCAGAAACATCGTGGGCATACTTGCTTGGGCAATGGTCTCAAGCAGATGGGCGTGTGGTCTGCTGAGCAACTCATAGACTAAGAATGCAGGACGTACTATACTACATACTGTTATCGGAGCTGGCAAGAAGAACTTGTTCGTGTAATTCCCTGCCATTGCATAATTGTCCATCTGTACTGCAATCTTTCCATTGAACTCCAACATCACATCATAAAACGTGTCCCCACTACCTACATTGAAGTGCTTCCACCAGTCCTCCGTAGCAAAGTGCGTTGTGAACTTACGCATATACTCTACTTCTATTACTTGGTCTATGCCCTCCAGACTTGCATCCGTGTACTGCCACAAGTGTCTATCTTTCGGAACTGGCATAATAACATGAACATTTGGTAGCATAGACAAAGCTTTAGCTGTATCTATTGCACTCAAGCTGATACTGTGTCCTACAACATTACCTGTCCAGTAGGTCGGGTTCACTACCACCCTCATGTTCCTTACCCTCTCCAAAAGTCTAACACCTCGCTATCCTGCTGTATTCCAGTCACCTCTACAGAACTACCAAGCCAATTCTTGAGCCGACTTATATCTGCAACACTGTGAAATGTATCTGTCCGTGCAGACTCACTCTCAATGACATACCGCAAAGTCGGATTCACAAGCTTAGCCAGCTCTATCAATTCCATAACACTGCGACCTACCCCTGTTCCTACATTTATGAGCCTTTCATTTGGTGGCGACTCAACAGCCTTGCAGATGATGTCCACTACCCTATCTACATGAATAAAGTCCCTCATCATTACGCCTTTGTTGAATGCGTAGAACGTCTCCTCTCTCCTCATACACTCGTCAAGAACATTTATCACGCCATCACCACCACTGCCATAGACATTGAACAAACGGAGCATGGTAACAGGCAAACCACTATGGTGCAGGAGCATCTCTGCTCTATACTTACTCGCCCCATACGGCGTTGTTGTTCTTGGAAACGCAGACTCATCCTGCTGTGGACTACCATACACTGCCGCCGTGGATGCAAACACTATCCTACTTTGCAACCCTGCCCTTTTGACTGCCTCAATCAGGTAACCTGTTGCCACTGTATTTGTCCAGCGCATTTCATCCACATCACCATACTTCTTTGCGGCAAGATGCACAATCACACTTGGCTTCACTATAGCTACCTCTAACTCTAACCTGCGAGAATCCCTAATGTCCACAGCTTGGTTCCCTCTGAAGTCCACTACTGACACGGTGTGCCCTAGCTTTTCCAGCTGTTTAACAAGGTGCTTTCCTATGAACCCTCTCCCTCCTGTTACCATTACTCTCATCTGTACCCCTCCTCAATAAACTACCTACTCCAACTCTTCCAATCTGGTACTACTAGCCGTGGCATTGGAGTCTGGAACGTGTCTACGTAGCCAATACCCAGCATCATCTTATACAGTTCATAGTCTTTCGGCATATTTGCATTCGACAGCCTATCCTTATTCTTAACAGGAAAACTCCTGCCAATCTGGTTCAGCACAGTCAGCATCCGTTGCAACGTAATTGTCTCACCCGGCTCGAACAATTCGGTAGCCTGCTTTATCATGCCTGCAACTCCACTGTACCTTGTGCAACTGATATTCACTTCAGCATCCATGCGAAGCAGAACCTGCTCCATCTGACTATAAATTCTGCCAGCACTGAAGTTCTGGCGAATGTATTCCTTCATTCTCTCCATATCCTTGGAAACCTCGTCATAGTGGTCATAAATGTACATCAGCATCCCATATGCTTCTTGCTTTGACTTGAACACCCACGGATACCAGTCTGGCAACTGGGACACAGCCCACTCTTCATTATGGAACAAGACAGGCATACCCATGTACATCTGCTCCCAGAAACCTACTGGAAACCCTTCAGACGTTGACCAACAAATCGCTACATGACTTCTTGAAGCAATCTCCATGTACTTATCTCTTGGGCAACTGAACGTGATGTCCAACACATCCTTTACCTTGTCATAAGCCTTGCTACCAGACTCATACGTAGAGAACTTCAGCTCATCCGTGTTGGTCGTAATCTTTATCTGTGCGTCCTTTCCAGAAGCAATGAACTTAGCATACAGGTCAAATATCAGCTCAGGCTGTTTGACATGATTCAACCTTGCCCCAAAGAACAGGGTGAACTTATCAAACTTCTCTGTCCCTTGCATTATCGTGTCTACCTTTTCTATAGGCACACCCACCGAGAGCATCAATGCTTGCTTCTCTATCCTCTTCACTTCAGTGGGAGCTAAGAACTTCCGAGCATTTCTGAGTGATACCACCTTCTGATGCTCAGTCAAGAATACTGGTACAGAGTAGGCATTTCCCAGTGCTTGCAGAGCATAAAACATCCTCGTATGACTCCTATTCTCCTGCATTTCGTAAACTGCTGGGTACAGAATCATACAAGGCACATCCGACTTGTGGACGATGTCCGACAGAGTCAACTGGTAAATCGGAACCTGCGCTCCCATGTCTGTAACAATACAGTCTACAAAGTACTTGCCGGACACCCTCGAGAAACTATCAGCCAGTTCCTTTAAATCAACCATGCCAACTTCTGTATAAAAATCATACCCTTCATGGGACTTATACACATACATAAGCCCTGTCATTCGCGTTACCTGTGACTGTGCATACTCTGGTACTATCATGTAGCAGAAATGCCCATTCTTAATCAGGGACTCTGCCAAATCCAGTGAAGCCAGATACCTACTATCCGTGTGGATATTCCTTAACCCTATCTGTGGTACAATCAGTATCCGCATCACTGGACCCCCTTCAACACTGCTATCAGCTCTTCTGGCGTGCAGTACATCAGAGCATCAAGAACAGACAGATTCGGGACAAATCCACCCTTCATCTTTCTATACTCTGGGCACTGCCATTTCTGAACCCTAACTTCTATATTTGCCTGCTCAAACGAAAGCAAGTCTAAATATGCATCATATGCTGGCTGTCCACACAGGTACACATCAGCATTGTGTTCTTCAGCCAGCATCAGCATCCAATCCGATGGCTTTTCTATACAATCAGGGCGTAGCCCTGCTTCAAGCAACTTTCCCTTCCACGCTACTCTCTCCATGACAACTCGTGCAAGAGTAATACCCAGACTCGCCATAGACCACTTAAACCGCTCTGCATTGAGGAACACCTCTACTACTAGCTCCATCACTTCTTTGTACATAGGTGCTTTGCCATACAACCGCTCCAGCTCAACAGCATGCTTGTGCGTCCAGCGTGAGGCATAGTCTGGTATCGCATCAAGCAGAGCCTGCCTGTTTCCACCACATACAGGTACAGTGAGTCTCCGTCCGTCTAACTCAGCCCTGCATTGTCCCGACCTGCGTGAAATCTGTGCCCCTGCTAAGCTAACAAAGACATCAGATTCGTACATCCTCGCAAAGTAATGCAGTCTCTGGAAGTACCCGGGCTGAGATACACATACTGTTACCATTCTATCCCCACCTTTCCTGTATCTGCTCAAACAGCTTCTGTTTCTTTATATCAGCACCTATATCAATACGATAGAGCATATCTTCAAAGGACACCCTCTTGATTGCCCAATCCGCAGACAACCGTGCATCTCGCAGAGTCTCACCTCTACCAACTGCAACCATGTGCCTACCTCCCTGTGTCCTCAATGCACTCAACGAGCCTTCCACCCCTATTGGTATCAGATTCTTCATGCCGCCCTTAATCTTTATGGGCATACCCTGCTTCACCATATCTGGATACGGATAACCTCCTCCTGCTAGAACAACACCAACTCCATACAATGCTCTATCAAAGTCACAGCCTCCTGCAAGACCACAACTCCATGCATGCAGGTACAAAGCCAAGTCTGCATCCAGCGTGTGCAACAGAACCTCTGTAGTCGGCGTACCCCATCTCGCTGTCCACTCAATGGCATACAGCTTGCCTGTATCCTGCTCGTACATGCAGTCAAGCCCAACCCTGCCAAAGTACTGCTTGCTAACTAAATAGTCACTCAAGGGTGCTATCATGGTCTCCACTATACCATTTGGTACGCAGTTCCACACGACTGCACCCATTGCTCCGCAGAACGGCCCAAGGTTCCCACAGTACGTCCTCTTATAATCTGTCTGCAAACAGATGGGCACTGGCCCTCGCTCAGTTTGCATCCAAACAATATTCACAGGCGTGCCTTCAATCTTCTTCTGGAGCATAGCTACTCCATCTTGTGCAACAATGAGGCGTGCCTTCTTTCGAATCCCTGCTTTGTCTGCTGGGTCAAAAACTGTCACCCCTCTGCCGCCTGCAAAACCAAGCTGTTTTACCACACAATAGCCTGCCATACTCATCACATAGTCTATCTCACTGTCATTTCTTACTGTACAGAAAGGTGCTACAGGTACTCCTGCTTTGCTGACAACACTCAAGCCAAACTCTTTATCTGCTTCCAATGCTACTCCACTCTTTGACGCACCAAATACTGTATAGCCACGCTCTCTCAGCATATCTACAGTACCTGCGTAGCTAGGCTCCCAGCTGACAGGAACTATCAAGTCCGGCCTGAACCTCTCAACAAATGCGTTCATATACCAGTCATCGAGCAATGTGTCCCTGCAAACCGTTTCAAACATTGAATCCATGTACTCCCTACCACCTATAACAGCTAACGTGTGCTTATGCTTCTTCATATTCTTTGCCATTGCGTAGACACGCCCATCATTACCAATCAGCAAAACTCTCATCCACTACCCTCCTCTTAAAACAACTCTTCCCTACTCAGCACAAATGTAAAATTCGCTTTAGTCATCTGCGTGATGCTTACATTCTGTGTGACTCCTCGACATATCTCATAAACCTTCAGTGGGTCAAAGTACAGACGGTTCGGGTGGATGTGCGGAGCCTGCTCGTCCTTCAGGTCAAAGATTACAATTCCTTTTGTGCAAGCCCACAGCTTCCTGACACTCATATCTATGAAACCATACTGGTCCTCACTGAATATCGTATTCATGCACTGTGATGCTATGACAACATCAGCCATCTTAACAGTGGTGTCTTCAGCAAAGAAATCCTCCAACCTAAAATCAGTCTTTATCCTGTACTTATCCGCTCTTTCTAGTGCTATAGCCAAAAATTTCTCGACAATGTCATAACCAGTGTACTCGACTACCCTGTGCAACATCTTTGCTTCTGCTAAATAGTCCAGTAGCATTGCCGTCCCACAGCCAACATCTATGATACTGACTGCACCAAACTTGACCTCTGCCAGAGCAACTATCTCCTTGACAATCCTGTCCATGAGGACTGTCTGTGTTCTACTATTCATGTGCATTAACGTAATCTCATCCTGTGCATCCTTCCACTTCTCACCATTCGTAAAGAACTCAGCTATCTTTTCTGCGTCATAAAGCTTACCCATCCCGCACAACCTACCTTTCACTTACTGAACCTCGTCTACCCACTCGTTGAACAATCTCAGGTACTCTTCTGGCACTTCTAACCCTTCCAACTCTGCTTGGTCTCTCGGGTCCAACCGTCCATTCTTCTGTGCCATCAGCACACCATTGTAAAACCCCTGCGGTGTCCCGGGGAACCTTCTGTCTGGCATAGCATACAATTTCTTATTGCTGGCATGCAATCCATCATACGCCCATGCTGGCAGTTCAATTGACTCTGCATCTTGCAGTCTTTCATAAGCTATTTCCATAAACTTCTCTGCAAGACTTCTATACTGCTCTGCATTACGTATGGCGGTCTCCATCGTAGGCAAATCAGGCGTACTGCCCATGCAAGCCATAAACCTGAGCACCAACTGCCAGTTCCCATCTGCAAATCCAGTCTTTCTGTTCAGGACATAGCTTGCGGCTTTTCCTGCCCGGGCCAACCCGCCATCACCTAATCGCAATCCTTTCTTAACACACATATCTGTCAACCATTCATGATAATCATGCGGGTCGTGCTTCAGTTCTCTTAGCCTACGGAGCACGGCACTACTTTTCTTAGCATTCTCGAACCCACCCTCATCGACTAGCATGTCCATCTTAGCCATCAATTCTGGGATACTTTCAGACGTTGGCGTTGGCACTTTCTTTGATGTCAAGAACAATAGATTCTTTCTCCTACCATGCTCACAGTTCCACCAGTTCGCACCTTGGCATATCATAACTGCCCCTAGCAGTACATCTACCTCAGTCGTTTTCTTATTTGGCTTCTGGTACAGCTTAACCATGTACTCAATGACGTTCTGGTCTACCCCATCTTCACAGGCATCTATCAACAGTCTACGCTTGACATAAAACGTATCCTGTCCACCTGCCATGAGCAACGCACCGTAGAACAGGGCGTGCTTCATTTTCTGCATACGAAGTGCTTTTATCATGGCAGACATTATCCCCGCTCTGTTTTTCGTAACAAAAGCTTTGCCACTTTCGTACGCCCATGCCTTCTTTTGCAGTTCAGGGCTTGTTTCACTGCGTAGCTCAAGCAATAGGTCCATCAAGGTCAGCTGTTTCGGCATCTCATTTTCCATTTAGTCACCTTCTAATCTAAAATTTGTTAGTTGTTACTTTAATCTTAGCATATAACTAAGCTTTTGTCAATGCTGACTAAACAACCATGCGTAATGCTTTGAAGGCTTCTGCATAAGGCAATCCAACCTCTACTCCACGCCTTTCTGCCCACATTCGAATCGTCTGTGGCGAAATCAGGTGACTTGCTTCTCTAATCTGTGACTTATGGCATTCCATTGCACGTATCTTATCGTCAATCACATCAGTTATGTCCAAGTGGAAACTTGAGCCACCCAGCTCTCCTACATGCCAGACTACAAACGGATACTCATACATAGCTACCAACTTTACATGAGACGTATTCGGTGTGGGCCTCAGTGCCGCAAAGCTTGCGTCAAACACTGTCTTATGGTCTTGATGGAAAGACGGATACGGAAGGAACACTGCGGTAGGCTTGAACTTACGCACACGCTGGTCAAACTCCGTGACAAGGTCTACAATTGGCATTGTATGCAATCTCTGCTCAGAGTGTCTGTACAAAATCTCACCACTATCTGCATTCAACTCAAACAAAGCATTGTAGAACTCATTCTCCCTCGTGTCAGCTGTTACCAATGCATTACTATGGTAGAACTTCACATCCCCTACAGTAGCTACTACTACGTGCACTTCGCCACCTTCATTCTTGACTTTCTTCATCAGACCACCACAACCAAGAATGTCATCGTCACTATGCGGAGCAATTATCAGCACCCTATCCAACAACTTATCAAACATATACCCATCCCCGCTTCCTCTACATACTCTCCAACTGCAAGAAGAACACGATAATCGTTATCTCTTTCTGGAGCACCTCGTCAAATCGTGTGTCAAATCCCATCTTGATACGGAGTTCCTTAGCTTCATAGGCTAAGAACGACTGAGCAACAATAATGCTCTTCACAGCGGTGTTCACTGCTGTCTCTCCCATTGCAGTCAAGTGAACCACAGGAACTTCCTTCATGTACTTTGCTATGGCCCCACCAAGCTTATTCGGATGCGTCTTGTTAGCTACCTTCAACTCTACTATCTGGTCGTTATTCCCCATTCATACTACCACCCCTACTTCAATTCTTATGCAGACAGGAGTGGCTCCAAATCCCAGCCACTCTCTGCTACTCCCTTATCGTTCTTCATCCGAACCCGACTGCACTCTATACCATACTGAAGGAACCAGTCATACGAAAGGCTTGCTTTCCCTTCGGCTAATGCTTCCTCCTTTGCTGTGACATAATCCTCAACCAGAACCGCAAAGCACCTGTTCGTCCCTTTAGCGATGTCTTTTCGTGGTGACTTCTTCGTGAATCTGAAGTTCACCAGCAGGAAGCCCATGCCTCCTGCTCCGACCAACATGTAGTCAAACGGCGTGTCTCCAGTAAACCTCTGCTGATGCCCTATCGCTTTACTTACAATCATCTTCTTAACAAGGCCATGCTTCTCAAAGTCGAGCAACCCTTCTATCTGGTGCTCCTGTACTTTATCAAAGGACAAACGTGGCTCCTGTGTCTTCTTGCACTCAATGGCTATCGAAGGCAGGTTCCCACCATACTTATTCTGTAGCCATACTAAGCTACGCTTGACTTCTGGTTCAAATACACTATCAGCCATTTACATATCCCCCTCAGACGACCACTCTTTCGTCAGCTGTTCTTTTCCATGAGCAACTATCCCATCCATGTCAATGTCATCCTCTATCGGAGGCTTTGCCCCATCCAACCCTCTGCGTGACAACTCTCTGGACAGTGCCTGATAGTACTTCGAGTACACATTCAGCAAAGCAGCAAGCAATGTGTACCGTGCTTTGGCTATTTCATAGTCTGCTCTAATCTGAGCATTGTCTACGTAAATCACAGCTTTCCGTTGTTCATCACTCATGCCACCTTCAGCCACCATCTTTACATACTGCTTCTTGCGTTCGAACTCATACTTGTTACCTTTGGCAGTCTTCGTGATGTCTGCCCGGGCTACCTCGAACTGTGCATATGCCATAACAGTAGACCAGACTCCTAACAGCTCACCCAGCTGGTCACTCGTCAGCATGGACAGGTCGTTTGGGAACTCTAAATTCTCTATGTCCCCACCTGACCAGTTCTTGGGTAGAGGAAATTTCCTCCCTATGACAAAACTCATCGCTTCACGTAACGCCCTTGTCTCTTCCTCAACTTGTGCATCTTTGTTCTCTTCTTTTGCCATTCGTTATACCTCCTCAAAGCATGCGTCTCTTGCAAAGCACTTCTTCGCTCTTGAGCAACCTTTGGTCGTACAGTGCTTGAGCCTATCAGGTGTCACACCTTGCCTGTACCAGTCCAGTGTCTGCTGTAGCATGGCTCTCTTGTCTGCAATCATGTCATCTTCATCATCTACATCCATGTGCGTAACAGTAATCCCCGCCGGCATCTTAAACGGTGTGCTTGCGTCAAGCCAGTATTCCTTCATTGCCTGCGTATCCTTATTCATATACAGAATCGTTGCACCTTCATACGGCATCCTAACAAACTGCAACAGGCCATGTACGTCAGAACCTTCTTCTTGCATTGCCAGCAACTCCTGCTCAAACACTATGTCCTGCCTCCTCAGCGTGTCCAAGTACAACAATACCTGTTCCTTATGCACATCAAGTGGCTCAACTAGGCTGTCAAACGTTCTACTGTTTGCAGTCTTGAACTCGAACACAGTCTTTCCACGGTCAAGCCACAGGATACCATCTGTCTTACCATGCAAACATAGCTCGTCATCTGTAACAGCAAACTCCGCATATTCAAACTTTGCTTTATGCGGTGTATTCATCGGACATATCTGTTCAGCATTCGGCTTGAATCCGTAGAACATACAACGTCCTTCCATGCACCATCTTTTACACTTCCACATACCCATGAGCCTGCCTGTCTCACTCAAGCGTTCCTGTACCAGCGTATGCAGTGCAGAACCTACGTCAAACCGCCACTTTGTCTGAACATTGGGAGCACCATTCAAATACAGACTTTTGTCGTGCATGCCAAATATCCATGCCCTCGGGCAGAAGTCACCACAAACCTCGGACGGATGGAAACAATCTCGTCTTCTCTTCATTGAGTCCAGTTTACTTGCCAATATCACTGCCTCATTCAATACTGGGATTACATAGCCACCACGTTCCTTGTTCTTAATCAAGTCTTTTAGCATTCAATCTACTCCATTTCCCTCAAAACTTCCTTCAGCTTGCATACTGCGTTCAGTGAGAGCCGACTTACATAACTTTGAGAAAGCCCTAACTTTTCTGCTATCTCACCACAGGTCAACCCACCAATCCTTAGCATCAAGCACTCACCCTCCAGCCTAGTAACCTCATTCAAAGTCCCACATGACATTTCTATAAGCATTGCTACCTCTACTAGGTCGTCTGTACTCGAACTGTTGTCAGCAAGCATACCTATCACATCTATAAAGCCATTTTCCAGTTCAATGACGGCCCCAACATATTCAATCTTAAACTCTTTCTTCTCTTGTCTTAGGTACATTCGTATCTGGTTATCCACTGCCCGGGCAAGGTACGACTTGAACTTACCCTTCGTTTCGTCAAAGTTACCTCTGACGCACTTCATCAAGGCAAGGTCTGCTTCCCCTATTGCGTCATCTGCTGAAATCACGCCTCTCCTGACCCATTCGTAAGCAATGCTGTATGCTAGGCGTGAGTACTGCTTTACCAACTGCTCTATACTCTGTGCATCCCCAGCTCTCGCTTTTTCAAAAACCCCTCCTGTCAATCCAACACACCACCCCCGCATTTAATAGCATCTTGGGTGGCATGCCACCCAGTTCGAATATTCATGCAAATCTAACAAAGCGAGGTGCACTTTCTGGTGCACCCCGCCTTTATCCCTAAGCCGCATGTAACATGAGCTTACGGACCAACTCCCCTGCATACTTTTCAAACTGGTACTGTCTTGTGACTGAAAACTTCTGAGCGACTTCAGTGATAGCCCCTGCTATTCCCCAAGCGTTGGTGTCCCATCTTTCCTCCATAACATCGAAAATCTCACTGACAGTTTCTTCTCCGACACCCAAACTGGTTTTCAACTGTGTACGCAGTCTTACTTGCTCATCAACCTGTAGCCTTCTCAACCGTGCTTGTTCCATATCTTTTCTGGCTTCTGCGACATACGCTGGGAACTGTTCTATGGTTGCGGCAATCTGTCTCGTGAAGTCTTCTTTATCTATGCTGAAGTGCTTACGTCTGTAAACAACCCCTCTGTCTTCAGAGACAATCAGTCCGTTCGTACAAGCGAACGTGTAAATCATAAACTCCACAGAAGCTACGGATAATCCTGTTTGTCCATTTCTGTACAGCATCCCTGCGGTAGACAGGTCTCTTCCCTGACTTGCATCGTGGAGCACGACCTTTTCAGTGTCCACAAGGCGCAAACTTAGCGTGTCTACTGTCAACGAATGTGCTTCAATCTGATACTGTCCACTTGAACCAAGAGCTTTATTCAAGCAGTCAAGGGCATCGCCGTGGTCAAAAACTCCATACTTATCAGAAAGAACAGCTATAACGGTATCCCCACAGACCCGAACCAGTATTTTCTTGTCTCCCTGTAAGCCAAGCCATCTGTTCAGGTTCTCAGATACCAGCGAAGCAATATGGTAAGACTGTGCTAAGCATTTCTTCATATACGAAGTCACACCCATACCACTTTTCTCACAAAGCTGGCTAAATGCCGTATTCGTTAGCCAGTATCCTACACCCCTAACGATGAGCTGTGGCGAGAACATACTGTTCACACTCTCAGCGTCTGAGACATACACATACAAGCTATCCGCTGGCACATACATATCTACAATGGCATCCTGCATTGCCTGTGCCTGCTGATACAGGTCGGTCCCTCTAATTGTCTTGATTGCTGTCGTGTTCAACGGCAATCTTGTCAGTCTTCTTGCATCCTCGTCTGTCCCTAAACGATATGCAGATAAATCAAGTACTTGTGTCATTACACTTCTCCTTTCACATCTAAACCAGTACCACCTCAACCTTTCGGTCAACCAGTGCACTTAAATCCTTCTCAACCTCTGCTACAGACAGGCTAAGTCTATTTACGTCTTTTTCTCGCAGTTCAATAATTACAACATATCTTCCAACGTCTACCTTCTGCGGAATCACGTTAAACATATAAATCACCCTGTCTCGAATCTTCTGCTGTTTCAACGCAATTTCCATAATTTTCTCACCTCTGTTCAAACCATACCATATACTGCGTTCTTTGTCCAGAACTATTCATTATCTTCTAGTTCAAAGTACTCCCGCAACTTCTCTAACGGAATCATCGCCCACTGCTTCGACCCAAAGGACATGGTTTCGAACTCAATGACTAATACAGGTTCTCTCCCTGCTTCGAAAGCTTGCTTCTCCAGTTTATCCAACCAAGCTTCTGTAATCTTGATACTTTTCGCCTGTGTACTTTTCTTCTCAATCAAGCGTTTGTACCCTCGTTCTCTTACCCTCCCTTCTCGGCTGAATCCATGTAATACGTCACCCTTCGTCCTACCTTTTCCTGACCCGGGCGTAAGCGTACCACCTAGAACTCGGCTCGTCCGTCTTTCACCTTTCTTGCCAATTTCATTGGCTGTATATGAACCCAACACAGGCTCAGGCTTGCCATCACGTTTCTTCTTAACTGCCATGACTACTTCCAAGAACACACTGCATTACCTTCTGTGCTATACTGTCGGCTATATCTGGTCGTGTGTCTAAAGCTTGAACAAACTTCTCTTCGCCTTGTACTTTCAACTCTTCACCGTCTTCTGTAACGTAGCTGTACCATGAACCCTGCTTCTGTGCTACTCCGTAGCGAACTCCATACTTGACAATGCTTAGCTGATTGTCAATCTTGCATTTCTTTACGCCATACTCTTCTGAATCATCGGTATACAACGTGAACATGCCCTGCCTGTGCGGTGGGAACGTCTTGTTCTTCTCCACATTAAACCTTACTTGCTGACCTACTGGCTTCTTGTCACCTATGCTCTCATAGATTCTTTCAGCAGGTCTTGCAAAGAACTTGAGTGTAATGCTCGAAGCGAACGACTGCCCTCTGCCACCGGGCATTGTATCTGGTGACCCGTACATAACACCTACTTTCTCTCGAATCTGATTTATCAACAGGACTGTGGGCTTTCTTGGGTTCTCCATTCCAAGACTGTTGAACCCTGACTGTATTGCCCTCATCATCCTATTAATCAACTTAGCGTGGACTCCCACTATCTGGTCCTCGGCAGACTTCTCAATCTCTACTGCTGGACTCATCATTGCTATGGAGTCTACAACAAGAATGTCTACCTCACCTGTTCGTATCACGGCTTCTATTACGTCTACTGCCTGTTCAGAGAACTCTGGCTGGAACAGGTACAAGTCTGCATTATCACCACCCAGTGCTTCAAACCATACTGGGTCAAACGTCCCTTCAATGTCACAATAGAACGCCATCATTGCCTTACCAGCCTCACCACAATTCAGACAAATCAAAGGACTGCTATTGCCATGCCTGAACATCATACTTCCACATTCTCGGCAGGTATGCTGAGCCGTGGCAACAACTTTCTGGGCTACAGTGGTCTTCCCTGTGCTTTCATTCCCAGTCATTATCAAAATACGGCCTCTCGGTATCCCTCCACCCACCTCAACGTCAAGGCTGAAAATCCCACTTGAGAATCGTGGCAAAATCGGATACTCGTTCCCTCTTATAACTGTGCCCTTACCATACTTCTTATCAATCTGCTTCAATACAATGTCCAGTCTATTATCTGACACTGGCATCCCTCCTTAGCTAGTTCATCCTTTCGAAGAACTGCTCGTTCAAAAAGTACTGTGCTCGATGCGGCTTGATATGCAGGACTGAACCTTTCTTCTGCATATCTTGCAAACTGCATCGTAGTATGACTTTACCTACTTTAATCAATAGCCATGTGACTCCACGTTCACACAAGCCATCACAGACATCACAGTCTAAACCCCACGCAGACACACCATCTCTTCTTGCTTCTTCGACTGTCGCTCTGCCAAACCTGAACAGATGCTTTGCTACATCCCTACGACAAACAAGCGTATCACCTTCTAGTCTACCTATCCTACGGCAAGTACCATCCGCATACGTAATCTCCACAAACATTACTTACCCCCTACTGACAAAACAGTTACCTCCAAATCCTGCCGACCCCACTGCAATGCTTCTTCTCTGGTATCCATTACTACATCAATCATAATCTTATTGGAATTGCGGAGCATGCTACCTGTGTCCTCAACCCGGGCTTCACCATAGTTTGGTATGTACAGGACTGTCCCGGCAGGAATCCTACGAAAATCAGCCGCACATAGCCCCCTACTTACCCGTACTCCCGTTGCTGTAACACTCGGGTCTCCACTGTAGTCAAAGCCGTCTACTGACTTGGGGTCCAGTGGAGCATAACTTGCTACACAAGCAGGAATAGTCCTTAACTCCGCATTCTCAGCCTTGAGCCATGCTATCTCAGCCTTGAGCCATGCTATCTCAGCATCTTGCATTTCAAATGCCCTTTCTACTGACTCACACTGCATCTGTACCAGTTCATCCAAAGCTTTAAGCTCGGCATATACAAACCAAAGCACATAGAGCAACATCAATACCAGAGCTACCTTTGCGAGTACCTTATGCGAACACTGCAATACATCAACCTCCTCTTGCATACGCTGTAAACCCCTCTACAGCGTGCCCTTCACTTCTCGTACTTTGTCAAACAGCAATTTCTCTGCCAGCTTGAATGCAAACTCCTGTGCTTCTGGGACTTCTTCCTTGTAGCAAGGTATCCGCACACCTGAGTCTACCCTGAGCGATTCATAATTTCCAAGGTTAATCGTCAAACCAAGCTTCGTCTCAACCTCAGCCGGTGTGGTCGCAAACGTATCTACATAAATCATGCTTTCTTCTTTGCTTTCCTCACCTACAGCTTTGCCCAACTTCGTATACTGGGAACTTACAAACACCTGACCATTCCGTTTCTCTTCCATCTCGACTCCTCACTTTCCATTCTTATGCTTTTATTCTATAGCAAAGCTATTTCAGCTCTGTTACAGTCACCTTGTCAACCCACCTTCCACATCGCTGGCAGGTAGCTCTTACTGCGTGCTCATCAACTGCTTCTAGCTCATCATACAAAGCCTCTCCACAGTTCTTGCATGTACCCGCTACAAGGAACCTCTTCTGCTCCTGCCTGCCATGCACATCCAATGGACTCATGCAACAAAAACAGCTTACTGTTACCCATCTACCTTCTACTAAGTGCTGAAGGGACGGAGTTCTGTGGCAAAAGGGGCACGGTGCAGGGTCAAACCTCCAGCTGTCTCGATACATAGGCTCAATCCCATCAGGTTGTAGTGCTTCCAACCCTTCATTAACTAGCATGAAGAATGGATGCGCACTAAAATCCTGAACCTCGAAACTAAGCCAATGCCTATTCTCAACAAACAACCGCATCTGGTCTTCTGTGAACACTCTGTAGTTCTGCCCACTTCTGTGCATCACATCAGCAAGGTAACCACGCAAAAACCACAACCTCAACGTCTGAGTACTCCTTCGTACCACCTCAGCTACCTTTCTCGAGTAGAACACAGGCACTTCATACGTACAAGGATACCGAAGGTCTAACTCATTCTGAATCGTCAATGAGAGCATCGTATCTGGTATCAGCTCCAGCTCTTCATAGTCAGCTTTGTTCAAACCAATGCTCTTTGCTCTTCGTTGCTTCAGCCAGTAATACCGCTTTGCCTCCAACTTCTTCTGCTTCCGATACTCTTCGTCTTCGCCATACTTGGTCTTCCTGCGTTCAGATACCTTATCCTTGTTCTCGGCATACCATTTCTTGAATGAAAAACCTTCTTCTAGCTCCTCGCTTGCCTGCTCGCACTTGACACACACATGATTCTCCTTTGCGTCTTCTCCGCAGTACATGCACTTCGTCATCCTAATCCCTCATTTCTTTTTCGCTTTAACCTCTTTGACTGCGTACTGGATACCAACATCCATGACTTTCGCCACGTCACTGGTCTCAATCTTCTCCAGTGCTACAAGAGCCTCAACCCTTGCTTCTGTAACAACTTGAGTCACTTCAAACAAGGCTTTCATTTCTGCCAAGTCCTGTTCTACAACCTTCTTGCTATCCAGCGTATGAAACAATTTCTTGTAAACTGTGTCAATTAACTCAAGCACTTTTGCAGGGTCTGTACAGGTAACACGCTGTTCACTACCCAAAGCCAACAAATCCTTCTCTTTGAGCAATTCCTCTGCCTTTTCAGCATTAAACTTAGCATAAACCCTCTTCTCTGCCTTCAGTGCATCGCCTTCAACACCAGCCAAGTACAAGTGACCTTTCTCATCTGCCCTCCCTTCAGACAGGAACCTTCCCTTCATCGTAGCATTGTCCACCAGCTCCTTCTTAGCCGCATCAGTGAACGTTTCGATTCTCTTAACAAAGGTGTTCGCCAATCTAAACCCAGTAACTAAATCCGGCGTGGGCATGGTCGGGATATGCTCTACTAGAGCTTCGAGCATATCCACATCTCTTCTGGTCTTCAGTACGTGTTCTACAATTGCCAATTCTTTGCTCATCTGTTTTCCTCCTCTTTTTCAAATAATTCAAGTTCAGCAAGCAGGTAAGTATTCCCGCTTAACCATTCAATGTACTGCATCCTTTCATCCATACTGGTCTCATCAGCATACATCCGTAACAGGCATTGCATATTGCTTGCCACAAACGCTTTCAGTTCAGCTATAGTCGGGTCTTCTTTTGCATCTGTGTCTTCGTAGTCACTAACCAGTTCTCTCAACTGCTTGGGTACGTCATCCCATCCGTATCTTTTTTCTACTTTCCCTACTGTACTTTTACTCATCTTTTGCCCATCTCCTTCTGTGTTTTTTTGTTTTCTTTTATCTTAACATATAGTGGGGTCTTTGTCAAGCAAATGAGCAAAATTTTACAGATATACCAAGTGGCTTCTAAAAAGCAGGTCGTAAAATGCGTTGTGGTGCACGAAAACGTCAGGGGTAATGGTTTTGGTTGTGGGCTTTTCAATTATTTCGTTAGAAACTGCACCCCATTTCTTTATACTGGCGTGCACGTTTCATTGCCAAGCGTTCACACAGAACGACTCCCTTATCAAGGATGTCCAAAACAATCGGCGGTCTCTTACTACTACACTTCCGCAGAATCCGACCTACGGCTTGTACAATGTCACCCTTCGGTGTTGCCAAGAACAGTGTGTCTAAGTCAGGAATATCCAAACCTTCCTGAGCCATCTGAAATGTTGCCAATATTACAGACCTCGTGGACGAAATACGTAAATCTTGCTCATCCATACCACCTACGTAGAAGCCATATGGAATCCGCATCTTACGTTCTGCTGTGTATGCTTCAAAACCGACTGCCAACGTGTTCAAGTGGTCTCTTCTGGACGATAGTAACAAAACCTTTCGTCCAGCCTTGACTGCTTCGGTCAGCAGTTGGATTATCTGCAAATTACGTGTCTCACTGTCTACGATGTACTGTGTAACCTTATTCATATCATACAGCCCTCGATAGTTCAGCATATTCCGCTTCATGTAATCCGTAACTATCATATTAGCATTAACATACTTAACCTTTGCTGTCAGCGTACTCTTTGTCCCCACATGGGCTATCTCACCTATGTGCATGAAGAACGCGTTCTCCAGCCCATCCTTCCGCTTCGGTGTAGCTGTCACCCCAATGCGATACTTAGCAGGGAACATCGTAATCGCTCGTCTGAACTCAACGGCTCCAAATCGGTGTACCTCATCCACAACTACTGTTCCAAAGTACGAATACAGGTCTTCTGGGTACTCCCGTGACGAGAGCAAGGACTGAGCCATAATCAGCACAATCTTCTTCCCTCTGAAGTCACATATGTCCTGCTGTACCACCCCAATCTCCTCTGGCTTAATGTCCAACGATTCCTGTAACCGTTCTATCCACTGATTCATCAGAAACGACTTGTGGACTAAAACGGCTGTTGTCCTCCCCAACTCAGCAATGACCGCAGAAGCACAGACAGTTTTCCCATATCCCGGGCTTGCCTGCCCAATCGCTCCACCTGTTTCCTTCACGGCCTTCACCAGAGACGCAACAAAATCCTTCTGGTCTTCTTCCCTCTCTGGTGTCGGACCAAGCTCAACTGTCAGTCTTAACTTTACTTCTTTACCATCTACTCTACAATCCTCGACTTCTTTGCCTTTTCCATACTTTGTCACAAGCCCTCTTGGGACTCGTAGCACAGGCACTCCTGCTACCATAGCTTCTTCATAAAGTGGGTCAAACCTATGCAACCCTGCTGTACTGAAGCCCTGCTCTACAGCAGATACGTATTCTGGATTCGGGACTTCCAACCGTGCTTTCAGGGCTTCAAAGCTTAAACCATCGGTTGGCTCCAGCTCAAGCCAGCTACCTATTCTCATCTTTTAAACCCTCCCACGTATTCGCTCCCCAAAGGCACACTGCGTGTACCAGCCCATCTTTATCGTCAGGGTCTTCGTAGAACTTGGCTGAGTAACCAATGGGTCTTCCACATATTCTGCAAACCTTACTCGCCATTTTTCTCGTCAGAGCACAATCCGTATGCTCACATGAGTCCTCACATGGTCCATACTCTGTCCCCGGCGAGGGCAATATACTCCAAGCCATTCTATTAACCTCCTTATGCAAGTGTCCCTATTCTACTAAAAGGCTCCAGATACAGGCTGTTCTCACCATGTATCCAGTTAGCGTATTTGTCTTCTTTGAACTGCTTACTCCAAACATTCTTAACTGTTACTTCAAGTGCTCTTACGTAAACCCGCTGTTCACGCAGGTAAGCCATTACATAGAAGAACGTATCCTGAAAGCTTTCTTCTGGAAACGACATTTCCTTGTAATCCCACTCGTTCATGTAAACCTCGACATCATATTGCTTCAGCATTTTGTTCATAAGCTCGGTTCTTGTGTTCGTTTGGATTATCAGCTTTCTTCTCATCTTTTGCCCATCTCCTTCAGTTTTTTTTGTTTTCTTTTAGCTTAACATATAATGGGGTCTTTGTCAAGCAAATGAGCAAAAATATCCAAAATTTTACTTACAGTCACTCCATCTGTAGCCTACCTCTGTATCAGCAATGATTGGAACATTCAACTTCACAGCACTCTCTAACTCCTGCTTAATGAGCTGGCTGGCATATTCAGTCACATCATTGTCCACTTCGTAGATAACTTCATCGTGTACCTGCAATACAAGGCGTACCTTCTCCAACAAACCTTCTTCTATAAGTCTATAACGAATGTTCCTCATCCCAATGAACAGGATGTCTGCCGCCGAACCTTGCACTGGCGTATTACTTGACTGACGTAGTGCAGAACTCTTCAGCTCCTTACTCCTCGGGTCTTTACCCTTCAGTTTAGCATTAGGCAAGTGTCTTCGCCTGCCTATCAGCGTAGTTACGTAGCCCTGTGCCTCGGCCTTGCTGTGCATCGTGTCTATGTAGTTCTCTATTCCACGAAACCGTGCCATGTACTTATCACGCAGTTCCTTTGCCCGGGCTTCATTAACCTTGGCACTTGAAGCCAATCTTTTCACCCCTGCTTCATATACCATAGCAAAATTGAACGTCTTGCCTATGCTCCTCTCTACGGCATGATTCTCCTTTATCTCCTTCAATGTCCCTTCCAAGTCAAACAGAACCTGTGCCGCATACGAATGCAAGTCCTCCCCATCCATAAACGCTCGAATGAACACAGGGTCTCTGCTGATGTGCGCCAGCACCCTCAATTCAATCTGCGAATAGTCTGCTACCACCAACTGTGTCCCTTTCTTAGCGATAAACATATCTCGCAGACCAAACTGGTCCTTATCCTTCTTCGGGATATTCTGCAAGTTTGGTTCACTCGAACTAAGCCTTCCAGTGGTCAGTATCGGATTGAACCTCGTCCGTACCCGCCCATCTGGACCTACCCGTTTCTTCAGCCCCTCAAGATACGTACCCAACAAGCGTGATACTGCCTTGTACTCCAGAATTGCACCCACCAGCGGATACTTTCCTTCCCACTGCTCCATGCATTCCTTGTCTGTACTATACATCCCTGACTTTCCCGGCTCTCCTATTGGTTTAATCTTTAGCTCACCAAACAGAATCTCATTCAACTGCTTCGGCGAGTTCGCATTAAACTGCTTCTTGTTCGGTCTGAGTGCATACATGCGCTGTTCTATCTCAGCCAACACTTTCGGAGCTTCCTGCAATCTTTGCTCTAACATTTCTATATCAAGCTGGATACCTTCTATCTCTACGTCCATCAAAATGAACTGCTTAGGCATCTCCAACTCACTGAACACCTTCAGCAATCCATCATCAACGAGCCGTGGCAAGAATACATCCATCAGGGCTATCGGTTTCGTGGCATCACTTACGGCGTACCTGCCCATTACATCTATCGGAGTCATGTCTGTTCTGTACACTACGCCACCATGAACTGGGTGCTTCTCTTTCGGGCAAAACTCACTTAGCTCGGTCATAGTCTGATTCAAATACCGCTTAGACAGTGCCTTCAACCCGTGTTCATTCTCTGTGTCTAACAACCATGACGCAACCATTGTGCAAAATATCATCGGCCCAAATTCAATGCCACCATTTAGCTTTAGCACCTTCATATCATACTTAGCATTGTGGAACACCACCAGCTTTTCTTGACTCGTAGCAACGAACCTTCTGAACCTCTCCATTACAAGGTCTTTAGGCAACTGCAACCCGTCCCTATGCCCTACAGGAATGTATGCTCCTTCGGTAAGACTCCACCCAACAGAGATACCAGTCAAACTTATATCAAGGTCACCACGGTCTACTGTCTCTGTGTCCAAACAGTACCTCTGTACCTTCTCCAGCTTACCTAGTACGAAGTCTAACTCCGCTTCAGTTCTTACAATCATACTCGTACCTCCAAAAACAAGTATGGCTCCAGCATTACACTGGAGCCTTTACTCAACAACTCTACCAATCTATTCTTTCGTTGTGCTCCTCATGGCTCCGGCTTGCTATGTTCTTCAGCAATGCCATCAGGTCGGCAACATTCTTAGGCTTTAGAATCTCACTGTAGTCAAACGACTTTGCTTCAGGGTTGAACGCAAGAATCTCATCCTTGCTCATCTTGTGTTCGTAGTCAAACACATCACCTGTATTCGGCGCATCCGATGAACTACGGTACACCTCAAACATAGCCCCAGCTAAACTTTCCCGCTTTGCAGACAGTCTCTTCAGCACTTGCAGGGTCTTAAACTTCGCAGGAAACAGCTTCAGCTCATACTGGTGCTTCTTCCCTTTACTATCCTCCCACTCGGTCATGTCCATCACCGTGTAGAACCCTACTGTGTACGGCTTGTCACCTGCTTCACACAAGGGGCAGGTTTCACCCAGCATGCGTAAGCAGGTATACCAGTTTCTCCAGTCACCATTAATCTTTAGCTGGTGCTCTTCAATAATCGGAGGGTTATCGTCCAAAAATACGATGTGCGTGCTCTTGTCTGAGGGTAACCAGAAGCGACTCACATAGTTCTTCTGTCTCCCCTCTACTTCCTTCTCCTTCTCTGTGAAAGCGTCATAACCTCTGTTCTGATTCAGCATGTCTTTGAAATCCATTTTCGTTTCTCCTTTCGACCACTTTGGGTCCTCATAATCGGGTACTTAAAAGTTACCCCTAAGTTCATTGTATCAGATATTACCTTCTGTGTCAATTGCCATTCATGGCAGTCAGCGGGGTTGCCATTGCTTCTTCATCATTATCTTCCTCCTCGTACCCCTCATATGGGTCATATCCGAAGTGTTCGATTACGAAGTCTCTGTAGCCATCAGAGTCAATAGAAACCTCATCGACCTGCTCACCACCTGCAAACGTTACTAAACCCGCAAAGGCACAACCTACTTCCTCGAACTTTATCGTGAACTCCAGCTCAACCCAGTCCTTCGCAACTTTTTCAAGCCACTCAACAGGTGGTCCCCACGGCGAGTCGAAGTTGTACAAAAGCTCATCGGTTCCTTCTTCGTTACCGTAAACACTGATGTCACCAACGTCCCACTTCACGCCCCAGTGACTAATGCACCAGCTGTAGCCATCCACCCACCTGTCTGGGTTATGCAAGTCCAGCAGTACCTGCTCCAATGGTCTTGAGTCTCTCGGTGCAGAATAGCCGATAGCCAGCACTTCAGCTGGAATCGGGTACAGGGCATCATAGCTGTAGCCCAGCTCCTTCGTTGCATACTCTTCTTCATATTCTTTCTCAAGCTGAGCTATTTGCTCGGGGGTCTTGTTGTACTTATCAAAGTCACTGAGTCCCCACTTTGCTCCCTTCCCCTTGAACGCCTTGTCAAATGCCAGCAGTACTTCACTGGGTCCTTTGACGGTCAATTCATTGTTACACCAATTAGGCATGTCTTTTCCTCCTCTTTTTCACTTCTTATCTACTATGCTACTTCTTCATACTCGCCAGACAGTTCCATTCCCAACTGACCTGCTAACTGCTCTGCATAACGTTGTGCCTGCTCCATCGCCAAGGCTTCTGCGGTAGCTTCCGCTTTCTTGCCCTTCCTGCTGACCTCTACAAGCATAACCTTAAACCCTGAAAACAGTCTCGTGGACTCACAGCGGCATCCGTTACTGTCTGACCGTTCTACAGGCTTTACATACAAATAGTACCCTCGTTTATTCACAGCCCCACTAAAGTAGCTCATCCCGCCAAGTTCATAACCTGTGCTCACCTTGATTTCCGTCTTACTATCCTTCACCTTATAATACTGTTTCACGTCTTATCCCCTCCTTCAACACGCCGCTAAGCCATAGAACAGAAACACATGCTTCTTCAGCCCTTTCTTTCTCGGACCAAGGTCAATATACCATGCTTCCCACTTCTGACCATAATCGTCCTTCTCGACCATTGCGTAAGCCTTGTCAATGTTCTCCTGCGTTGCAATGTCGAACTTTCCCCGACAACGAGTCAAGTCACACGTGCTAATCGTTCCGTTGTACGGGTCGTGTCCATGATTGTACCGAGCTTCCTTAACCAGTCTGTTATACCCTTCTTGTGCTGTTCTTGCTTCAACCATGTTCGTAAATCCGATTGCTCCCATCTTGTGCACCTTCTTTCCACATCTGAATTTTTGTTTTTTCTTTTATCTTATCATATAATAGGTTCTGTGTCAATATCGGATTTTCGGGGGGTCGAGAGGCAGGACTACTAATCCCGCCCGCCTTGTCCTGTCGCAAGCAAGTACACCAGAAAGACGATGCAAACAACTACAACGATTCTTGCCAGCCATGCAAAAGCAACCAAACAATCCATAACGAACCCCCCTTTCTACTAAACTTAGTAACTCGTGCCCATGTACACACCCTTGCTTGCACAAGTCCTTAGCCAGTGAATCGCTTCTAACAAGTTTCTTTTTCTCCAGTGCGGTTCTTTCTCATATTCTTCTTTGGTCAGTGCTTCGTAACCCATTGCCTTATTCCAGGTCGAAGCGTTAAACTCTGCTAAGTAGTCCTTGTAGCTATCCTTCTCTAAGCATGGCTCACCTTCCAGTGCAACCAGCTCCTCTTCCAGCCTGTCCGCATACTCCAGCATTTCCTCGGGGTCGTGTTCTTCGTATGCCTCGTCACGCAAGCTGGACTCCAACACCTCATCAGCACTTATCTTCTTCCCACGGAAGTCACAAGATGCTACTGTGATTCCAATGAACATACTCCCAGACGATGTTGCATCCTTCAATTCCTCCAGCAACGGGCAAGTATCACAGAACCACTTGTCCCCGTCCTGCTCCATGTACTGTTCGATTGTCATTCCCAGCCAATGGTTGACATAGTTCATGTTTGCCTTGTCACCTTTGCTCTCCAATTCCTTACGTGCATCTTCCTGTCTATACTTCAGATGCTCTTCCAGCCTTTCCTTGAAGTCAGGCAGCTCCCTCATGCGTTTTGCCCCGACAATCGTGCAAGGCTTCATACCCTCGGGGGCTTCTGTGTCCATCAGGTCCTGAAGCGATGCCCCTTCTTCCAGTTCCTTTGCATAATACCTTCTGATATATTCCTCTTTGTACTCGTCTGTTGCAGGAATCCTGCTGTGCCAATCTAAACCCATCTTCTTATTCTCCTTTCATACATAAAGCTACTTGTTCAACTCTTTGCGTATATCTTCCCAGCCATCGGGGTCGTTTTCATAGATTTCACGCTCAGATACTTCGTCACCGTATTCAAAATGCCGTCTCATGTACTCCACACAAGTAGCACACCAATAACAACTGTTTGCGAGTTTCCCATCTCAAGATGTCACCCATAGCACACGTGCACCCCCTCTCCTTTTACATATCTGAGAACAAGTCTGCAAACTCTGCCCCAGCCTGCCCAATCATATCTTCTTTTGCACTGTCTCCGTAGAAACCACAACACGAATCAACGTGTTCTTCAGAAACTGTACCACAGCAGGCACAAGTTTCCTTCTTTTTAATAACATATCCGTAAACTCTCCCAGTCAAGTAGTCATCGTAGGTCTTAACCTCGCCCTTTAGCATTTCCTCTGCTCTGTTGCTCATGACCTCTGCAATTTCCTCAAGGCTGGCTGATACTACATTCTCCGCTCTCTTAAAAGATGGTATCTTGTTGTAATCAAAGTCTACGAGAAACTTACCATCGGCTATTCCTATAACCTGACCCCAGCCGTCTGTTCCGTGAAGCAGATACCCTTTTACTTTTACATGCTCCTTCAACTTTGGAACTCTGTGCTTGTCTGAACTGAACAGTTCCTCTTCCATGTAGCCAGTCTCGTCACGGAACTTCTGCTTTGTTGCATAAATCCAGCCAACTTGCCCGCTGTCCCAAGGACATCCAAAGCCTGTCGTATTCATCGTAATCCCACTGTGGTCATACAGATACAAAGGCAAATACACGACTGCATCTTCGCCGCCATTCGGTTTCAAGATTTCCTCTTCCAACTGCTCTTCCCAACTGCTGTACTGGTCATACTGGTCTGCCTTTTCGTCACCAAGGCTGTACCGCTTGTGAGCACAAGCCATCGTACCAATATTCGACCACTCTCTCGGGCTTTCTGGGTCTTCGTCTTGGAACACTGTCAGTTTGTACGTCTCATTCTCCTTCGTGTACACATCGTTACTCATCTTCATCCTCCTCTAACAAATACTTAGCTTCAACCTGTACCTGTTCGCTAGCCTCCTCCCAACTTACCTTACCCCGTTCAGCATCGTACAGTGTGTCGTTGACCAGTGCATGGAACTCGTACATCTTACTCTTGTAATCAGTCATTCAGTACACCCCCGACCTCTTTCGGTTAGCGACTGCCCTTCCAGTATCGCGGGCGTAGCGAGTACAAATCTGTAGCCTTCTGGCGTTCCTGTCGTTCTTTTGCCTTCAATTCGTCATACTCCTTTCGCCATGCTATGTACTCAGCACAATGACTATGGCAACTAACTGCTCCTGTGCTCCTCTTTGGTGGCACGCATTCCTTGCATGGGTTCAATAGCATCCTGCACCTCCTCTAAGACCCATTCGAGACAATTACCAAGTATAGATTATCGTTTTCGCTGGGGGGATTTGTGCCAATGTATGCAGCTAAATTTTTTTGCGCTTTCTTGATTTCGGCCTCAAATCGCCGTTTGTTTGTATCCCATATTGTGGTCATTATATCGCCGTTTATGTGTCTGATTTGTGCTTGATATTTGTATTTCATATTATTTCCCTTCCTTCCTCCCCGCTGCCGGGGCTATCAGCCTGCGTTATCTTCTAAGACCCATTCCAGCATATCTTCTCTTGTCTGAAGCACACTCAAAAAGTCGTCACAGTCTTTTTCTGATACGTTCCCACATTTGACTTCATGATACAGACGGTCAATCTTTGTGCTAATCTCTGCTAAACGCTCCCGTATTTCCTGCTCAGTTTTCATGGCTACTTCTCCTTTTCTTCTCCCATAATGCAAGAAGGCTGGCTGACGGTCTAACGTCAACCAGCTCTCCCTTCGCCTTTCTCTTCTCGTACTCATCTCTCAACTCGCCATATTCTGTGTACTCTTCAAGGTACTCTTCATCACTCATACTCATCAGAGAATCGACATCTTGCTCGGCATAGTAGCTTGCCATGTCTCCTTGCAGTGAGGACAAGAAGCCAACTGCCTGCACCTCAGTACCTTCCCGCATAGCCTTGACGTTTCTCTCCAGCGATTTCATACTGTTGTACACGTGGCTGTCGGTCATATCCGCTATCTTAATCGTTTTGCCGTCTCGCATCGTCCATGTACCGCTCATAGCCTTAACCTCTGCACTTGTCAAGGTCGAGCGTGCACAGTGGAACTATCACGAACCCAGACACCTTCCGTCCAATGACCTCTTTCACGATGCCAGCGTCAGCAAGAGCTTCAAGCATGCCTTCATTCTCACTATAGTCCTTGATGTACGCTTGGTCTTTCGGGAGCTTGTCACCCATGTTGACCGTAGCTGTAGCAACTGGTCCTTCTTCGTCCCACAACTCAAGTGCCGTATTTCCATTGAGATACTTGGTCACAGTAACATTGCAATCCCAGCTCATGAACTTAACCTTACTCATCTTATTCTCCTTTCTCGCAAATCTTTTCAATTAACGGATGGCAACTGAGAGTCGCTTCCACGTACTCCGACCAAGGCAGTTCCATTTTCTGTGCAATGAACTCGGACAGCACCAACACTTGGTCCGTGTTCAGCTTCTTCAGCCAGCCTTTGTCTTCCAGCACGCAAATCACATCTTCCATACAGAGGCTGTAAACTGTCTCGTTTGTCTGAATACCTCTCTTATCCAGTTCATTGCTCAGCTCTTCATAAGTCATCTTGTACACGTCCTTTCCACTTCTGGTTTTTTGTTGCTTTCTTTTATCTTATCATATAATAGGTTCTGTGTCAAGAGGCTGGTTCCGTTTTTGTTTCCGCAATATCCTTTTTGCAGTAGGGGCATACCCACTGCCCCTCTGCACAACTGCTGTAACTCTTTCCCCCGCAATGCGGACATACTTTCATGACCATTTACGCTTCCTCACCTTTCCAATACTTCATGGGCAACTCGATAGCACAGAAATCAAAACTCGGTCCGTATGCCAGTCGATACTCGTCTATCAAGTACTTTTTCTCATTCCTATCTTTAGCATAGTCGCAGTGTTCCCACTCCCTACCCTGACGGCAAAGAATCTGGTATCTGTAGCCATACTCTGGGTCATATGCTTTTGGCTTGCTCATCTTGCAACCCCCTAATCCACGTCCCCGCCAGCACTCCAGCTCTGCCCCTGCACAGACTCGTAGGCACAGTACCAACAGCGTTCCTTCGAGCCTTCTTCGTACAACTTCACTTGACGATGCTCTTTGCGTGCGTGGCGAATGATGCCACGAACTACTTGAATCTCCTCATTCATAATCTTCGCTATCCCACCTTCTGTAGCGTAATGAGCAGGGTCACGGTCAATGTGGTGCACAAGCTGGTAGTTCTTAACAACAGTATCCTTGCTTGGCTGAATCAACTCGTCTTTTACAAAGAACCACTCGCCTTGTCTTAACACAGGCACACCTTGAGACTCAACCTTCTTAACAATGTCGGGCTTGAGTAGTTCATAAGCATCATCCATGCTGGCTGGCTCCCCATACTTCTCCATCTGCCCCTTATCAAGCTGGGTCAAGAAGAACCTTCCTCTATTCCCTGCCCCTGTCGGGTCCATCCCGCAGATGTACACGTTCCCATTCCATCTGAATACACTACCACCCATGACATGGTCATACAACTTCTCACCCGTCACCTTGCTGACTCTACCTGTGTCAAGGTATCTGTCTGTCTCCCAGTCTATAACATCAATCTCTTTGGCAAGGGATGCAGACGCATTATATCCACGCAAGTTTGCCATCGCTGTCAGAGCAGAGAACGGAAGCTCCAACCTCTGACTATTCGGTATCAGTCTAAACAATGGTGACTGATGCTTTGAACTGGTCGTTGCACTGTATCGGTCTGCATTTACAATGTAGTACCCATCTTTCCTCACGGCAAGTGGGAAGTGCGGTCCGTAGCTGTACAGGACATCCCTGTCAAAGTACAGGTGTCCACTCGGTGTATACCCCTCTTCATCCCAACCTCTCAAATAAACTCTAATCAGTTCTTCATTATTCGCAAATCTTTTTCCCATCTTGAACACTCCTTTTCATCAATCTTCTCATTTTCTTTCGGTTACCCCGCTTCATTCTTCAGCTTCTCGTACACAGTCTGTCCTTCTTTCATATTCTGTAATGCGTGCTACCATAACCATTTCTGGCGGCATTGTCTTCGGCTCTATTCAGCATCTCAACGAGCTTTTCAATGGTCTTCGGGTTCATGTTAATTTTCTTGTTCCCTTTCTCATGTTCCCAGCTTTTACCTTTCTGTAGCGTGTAGCTGGACTGCTTAATCAACTCTTCCAATGTCCCTGTTATCTCCCACTCCTTGTCCATTCTTGAAACAATAACTTTATAAACAGTACTCTTCTTATTCATATCTCTTCCTCCTCTTTCCTTTAGCAATATGCAACGATTCTATAAAAGTTATCTTTCATAATCAGTTTGTCTACGAACTTCTCCATGCTCTTCTCACTTCTAAATATCTTCTGCTTGAGTATTACCTGATTAGCCTTATTGAACTCTTGCCATCTTACTCCATATTCCTTGTCTCCTACATAACCATTTTCCATATTCTCAAACCCCTTCCGTTTTTTTTGTTTTGTTTTCTTTTATCTTAACATATAATGAAATCTTTGTCAAGCAAATCCCCAAAAAAAGTTTGCTAATCCACCTTCTGCAAATACCTACTTAGCACCTTACTCAAACGATGCTCTAGGACAGTTACTCTATTTCTTATCATTTCAATAGCATATTCCCCTGCTTGGTCTGGGTCTTTGTGCTCGTCCTTCCATAATACAACTGATACTACTACATGTGACTCAAGCCCATCTATCAGCTTCTTCTTTCCAAGCATCCCGCTTGGGTCGTTATCCAGCATGCAAATCACTTCATCTGCATATTCCTTGAGCAGACTAAGCTGTAACTTATTCGGGTCTGCACCCATCAAGGCTACTGCAAAGAACTCATCTGCTAATCCTGCTTCACTCAACCGCTCGTTCAACACTATGCAATCTATTGGTCCTTCTACTACTATCAGCTTACGTTGCTCCTCTATCAACCAACCTCCATACAAATGTCGTGTCTTCTGGAAGCTGGGTGGTGCATTCTTATACTTGGGTTCTTCTCCGTCAACGGTTCTACCAACAATACCCTTCAACTCCAGCCGTGTTCCTTGCTTCTCATAGACTGGGAACAGTACTCGACTTTTCATCTCGCTCATGGTACGCTCATCAAAGAATCGGTCAATATACCCAAGTCCCCACTTCTCTACCATACCTTCTGTGATACCTCTCGAAGCAAAGTACTCGTGTGGTTTGTTCAAACACTGTCTAAGTGGCTCAGCTATAATCACTTCGGTCACCTTGTTCACATGACTTTCTACTGTGTCTTCCATCTCAGCAAACAGTACAAAGTCCGTCATCTGCTGAACTGTTTCCTCAGTCCACAACCCATCACGGACAGCATAACCACCATATTCTTTGACCAGCTTTAACATGCCACCCTGAAGACCACAACTGAAGCAGTGCACTCCAGAAATCCCTACACTTTCTCTAATGCCAAAGGACGGATGCCTGTCTATACCACTGGCATGTGTCCATTTAGCCAAAGGGCAAGTGGTCATTATCCACTCGCCCGTTCTTCTTGTTTCCGTTATCCCCATCTGCTGGAGAACATACTCTATACTACGTCTGTTCATGCATTAACCCCCCTATACAGTCACTGCCAATTTACCATTCGAAATCTTCGTGAGCTGGCCAGCATACTTTAAAATCTTCTTCCGTGCATAGAACATCTGCTTCTCAGACAAACTACCTCTTTTCTGTATCTGCTCGGCAAGGGACGAAAGAAACTTAGCGTCAACTCCACTGAAGCCCACGCCGTTGTGCTCTATTGTTACTTCAGCACTGCGTTCTTCAGCGGTCTGGAGTGAGTAAATCACAACTAAACCTCTCATTACAGCCTTGTCACTCTTCATCAGTAACTCCTTAATCTCTTCCTTCTTCCAGACTTTCTTCTCTTCCATTCCTACGACCTCCTCTTATACTCATCTTATTCACATCTTTTACCAAGCAGTGGCTTCATCGGCATTTCTTGACCCTCCTTTGTGTTTTTTGTTTTCTTTTATCTTAACATATAATGATGTCTTTGTCAATAACTGAGAACCAGAAAGTCCAGATTTTACCAAGAAATTAGAGCAAAAAACAAGGCATGCCTTTCAGTGCTATGCCATTACTTAAAACCGCAGGATTTTATCCTCAATGTCTTCTGGCAGGAACGAATCATCATCTGAGGTTACCAGTACCCCAAACTCCATTCTCCGCAAATCCCAGTGAAGTGTGAAGTCCTTCGGCTCACCCTCCCTTATCTTGAGCATCCGTACCCGCATTTCGTTGTTCATTTCCATATCCCTTGTCCTGAACAAACCAAGTACCACATCTGCATCCTGACCTATGCTGTCGCTGAAACCAAGGTTCGATAACGTTACTTTATCCATCTTGACCTCGTCTGCGGCTCGATTGAACTGTGTCGTTGCAATAACAGGTATCTTCTTGCTCTGGGCCAACTTCTTGAGTCCTCTACTTATATTCGAGATACTCTCCCAGCGGCTTGTGCTTCTTCCATCGTCAGACAGCAGGTACATACCGTCTATCAATACTATGTCTGGCCTATATAGGTCTATCTTATTTGCTACGGACAGTATTCCTTTGACATCCTGTGTCACATCCATCTGCACTTCACTCTTCATCTTTGCGAGTCCTTCAAAGTACCTCTTCTCCAGTGCGTCTGGTAGCAACCCTGCTCTCAGTTCTTTGTATGGCAACTTAAAGTGCACTGCATCAAACCTCTGCATAATCTGCCCATTTGACATTTCATTACTTACGAATAATACCTTCAACTTTGCTGAACATAGATACTCTGCCAATATTGTCAACATGAACGTCTTGCCTACGCCCGGGCGTGATACTATTGCTACGAAGTCTCCTGCGTGCAATCCCATCGTTGCCTCATTCAAAACTCCCCACGGAGTCGGGTGTCCATCCATACCTCCTACGTTCTTTAACCTCAGATACCTTTCCTTCCTTACGTCTATTGTTCCCGCTATCGAGTCGTCTCTCGTGGGTACTACATCTACTGTCAGGTCTGCTATACCTGCTTGCAACTCTGCCAATCCTTCCAGTGGCTTCATTACAAGTATCTTTGCCCCATTCATCAAGAGCCGTGCTCCCTGTGCTCGTACATAATTCTCAGTCATCTTATCTAAGTAGTACTCAGCCGGCTCCTTTGCATATGACAACTTCAATTCTGGAAACGCTTCCTCTACAATCTCAAGAGACGGTACTTTCGTATACTTAGCGTAGAAATCCACAATATATCGAAAACACCGTCTGCATTCTGCGTCCTGAAACAAGTCCTCCGTTACCTTCCTATCCATGACCGTATTCCAGTCATCGCTGAACAGTACACGTGCCAATATTGCTTTTTCTGGTATCACTAACCATTACCCCCTCTATAGCATCTTCTGTAATTGCTTTGCCCTCTCTTCCCTAAAGTCAAAACCTGTTACATTAATCGGTATCATACTTTCCTTCAGCAAGGCAGAGAAATCCTCGCTATACAACTTTTGCAGGTCTCTCGGATGTACATTACCAGTCAGTATCGTTGTACGTACTTTCTGAACCCTGCTCCGCATCATAGACTCAATCGTATTCTCTGCATACCCACTGCTTGTTCGATATTCTTTACCAATATCATCAAGTACCATCAGGTCAACCATTTCAAGCCTTGCTTCTATGCTTGTACCCTCCTCAAAAACTTCCTTATTTAATAGTCGTGTTTTGAGCCGCCCAGACTCCTCAAAGAAAACTGTGTACCCATAACGTAACGCTTCTTTTACTATAATAGCAGTCAAGCTTGTCTTTCCTGTGCCATTTTCAAGAGACCACAAGTACAAGCCTACCCCTTTCTCGAGCATATCTGGCAGATTCTCCAAGTACTTAGAAATCCGCCCCTTGTACGCAAGCTCATCTGGCACTGCACCCATAGAGGCATCCCAGTAACGCTCAGGCAGGTTTGCCCGTCTTACGTCACCCATAGTCAATTTCCTCTTCTCATTACCAATTATACGCCCCATTCGTTGTCTACAACCCCTTTACTATTTACTTCAGCGGTTGTGCTAAGCTGTTCCTGCAAGTAACCACGGAAACCAAACAGCATTCCTACCGTTGGCACTCCTATCAGGTTGCATTCTCTTCGAAACTTAGCCCAATTTCTAAATGTCCAGTCTATACCAATCTTTACATTATCATAGCCATAATGGTCGATAAGCTTTTTCATTAAGTTCCTGTCCTTAGCCAAGTCAAGTGGTGCTGTACCCCCAAACGTACTCTGAAACTCCTGTGCAAAGTACTTAACCAGTGTATTCGAGTTCTGTGCTACTTTGCGTGGTTTTCCCTCTTTCTTTTCCCTAACTGCTTTACTTCGTTCTGCGGTCTTCTTTACCAAGGCATTAATGTCGGTTTTACCAGTAGGAGTCCCTACAAACTTACTCTCTTTACTCAGTGCCTGTGCTTTATCTACCTGTGCTGTGGTAGTTGATGAGCGAAGCGAATCATATGTAGTCTCCTGCGTAATTTCTGTTGTAATCTCTGTAATAGATTCAACATTTTGTTGAATGTTGATTTCACTATTTGTCGAATATAGATTCGACATTTGGTGCATAGGGTCATTTTGACTTATCAGTTTATCTGTTTCGTGCATTGCTTCTTTAGCTTGATGCTCTTGCCATAGCTTCTCCAATGCATCAAAATTTACTCGGTAATGCAGAGTCCGTGGTATCCGTGCATACTTCTCTTCAAGTACACCTAACTCCTTCAGTATCTTACGTGCTCCTTCCTGTTCTCGTCTAGTCAGACCTGTTTCCAGTTCCATATCTTCAGCAGACTTGTAAACCCATCGGTTTTTCTTATCTTGTTGCTTCCCTTCCCAGTAACATAGTTGACTTAAAAACAACGTAGCTTTTGTGCTGTTCGTAATCTTGGTCAAGTTCGGGTAGTACGCATTTGCTCGCCCTATACTTGTCATCAGGTCTCCAAGTTTCATATGAGACCACCTCCAAGCGAAAACAGGCGTGCTTTATCAAAGGTGTTATCTGTATCTACTACTCTTACATAATCATTTTTGACAAGTAGTCGTATCAACCTTCCTATTGTACTTGTGCTAAGGAACGGCATTTCGTCATGTATCTGATTAACAGTCAGTCTTGCCCAACGTATTCCGTACTCATCTACTACACCATCTCGCTTTATCAATCCTGCTACAACAGTCAGCAGTACTGCTTGCTTTAAACCAACCTGCTCAGCTAACTTCGAATTGACCACAATGGGAGGCTCGTCCAGTATCTCTCTATGGTTCAACCGCAAACACCCCCTCTTCAACATAGGACTCAGGTGTTACAGTCTGAATAACCAACCCACTCTTTGATAACTCCTCTTTCAACAAACCACGTCTCTTCAAAATCCTGTTCAGCTCAAACTTTATCAAGCTAGAACTACTTCGACTTTCCAACCGTGCCAGCATTTCCAAAGCTTGTTTCTCTTCTTCTGAAACGTATGCGAACACCATCGGAAGTTCTTTTTTCCGCATATGCAGTTACCCCCTTGAATTTTTTGGTTGTATACTTTTATTCTATCAAGGGGGCATTGCATATGTCAAGCAATGTACTAGTGTAGTACTTACACGTATCTATGTTCAATAGTCCAGAGCAATGCTATAGCAATGGTCTCTTCTCTAATCTTACCTGCGTAGCACACCTCTTCTATGCGTATCTCATACAACCAGCTATCGCCCGTAATCGCCTTGCTTGCTGTTAGCCTATAATCCAAGCCGTGCTCTTCTATTGTGGCTAACAATTGGTCAGCACGAGGAATCCAGATACAGTTTTCTGGTTCGCTTTTAACTATTCTTGTGTCACAAGCAAGCACCGATGCATTAAAGGTACGATAATTCCCTCTCCAGTAGTAACGGTCGCCCTCTTCTGGTTTCCACACAAGCCCTGCTTCCTTGAGTTCTCTTGCCAGTTCTACACTAATCATTTTTGTTCCCCCTATCTGTTGGTTCATAGCTTACTGATAGTTGGTATCCATCAGAGTCATACTCTACAACCTGAAACCAGCGTGGTTTTTCTTTCTTTATTGTCTTTACGTCCATACCCATGCCCTGCTCCAAAAATATAAAAACCTCTTCCCCTTCAATATTTGTCCCCTCGTACACAGAACTCTGGTTTTCACAGATAAACTTCTTGATATTTTCTCTATTGCTAAAGTCTATTACTAATCCCACTGTGATACACCAACCTTCTTCATAAGCTAATCAATCCCTTCCAAAATCGGTTTCCAACAGCCACATCAAAGCAGGAAACCAGATGAACGATGTAACAATTACGACTGTAACAATCTTTGGTAGCAGGGGTCCACTCTGCCATGCCTGTACTATAAGTTCCATTTTGTCCTCCTTTCTTAATCACGACTGATTCGTATGTAGCCTACCAAAACCAAGCTTTAGAACTTCGCTTTCTAGTCCAGTCTAATCCGCTGATAACATCTTATACGTTTGCCTTTCCACCTCTCCCCACCTCCTAAACTCGTATGCTTGATACAGTGCTCATTCTCAAGCGGGAACATGCAGTCAAACGGTGTCTTCGCCGCTGTTTCTCCCTCGTGGTAGAACACAAATGCACCATCTTCTACAACACGCTTTACCTTACCAATCGCACATCTACTACCGTTCTTATACACAACCAACTGACCTTCTCTAAACTTACTCATCTTTGTCCTCCTTACTTAATCATGACTTATTCGTATGTAGTCTACCAAAACCCAGCTTCTGAATCCTTATTCTTACACCTACTTTCATAAAGTTCATAGACTGTTGGGCAATCACTAATTTGCTTGTCTCCTCCTCCCTTTTAACCGAAGCATCCGTGATGGGGCTGTCCGTCTAATCCTCTTCAACACTGACAGTACAAGCCATTTCTGTGCGTCATCCGTCATATGTTTGAACTCACTGTTTTTCTTCTTCCGAATGCATCTTACTTTATCGGTATCAATATACAAGATAACTCCTATGTCTTCGGGTATCTTCTCCTTGACCTTCTCGTACAAATCCTTCGGCATTACGTAGTAGTTCAGGTTCCCGACAAAGTTATGCCCATTCTTACTATTAAAGTCAGCTACTGAGACTTTAATCTCAAAACACGTTAGTAGTATCTTGGCTACTCCAATACACCTAGGCGCACTCCACCTGCAACTAGGTTCATCACAGTACTTAGGAGTCTGTTCTTTCTCGTACCCTTTAGGACAATTCAGCTGAAAGTTCGTGTGGTACGTGTGTGCTATGCATACCTTGCGTATCTCTACATCACCAAAGTACTCACTAACCTTTACACAGTCAATTATTCCGCAGGCGGTAGTTCCGTTCTCAACAGGGACTTCAAAAGCCGTAGACCGTCCTCTTAACTTATTTATCTTAATACCGCTCATTTCTGCTGGGTCATATAAGCGCAGGCATTTTTCTATCTCTTTGGTCAAGTCTGTTTTTGCCAAGGTTTCCCCTCCTCTATTCAATCTTTAAAACAGGTCGGCAAGGTCAAAGCCTATCACTACCGTTGCTTGACTATGCTCGAGCGTGTTATCTGCAAAACCATACAGCAGGTGCGCCAGTTCATGCGCAAGGGTCTGATGCACACGCAGGAGGGCTTGGTAGTCATGGGCTGTTACTGTTGGGTAATCAGGTGCTTGTGCTCTATACTTGTTGAACTTAACTATCCGTCTATCTAGGTAAATCACACCCTCCGTCATCTTACATAATCCTTTTACTGCGTTCTCTTTTCGACTCAGGAGCTGGCCCGTGGTCGTGAGGTACATGTCTTGACGAAGTGTGGCTAAGCGGATGCTTCCTTCTGCTAATCCATAGTGCTTTTCAACTCGTTTCATCAGTGCCAGAAACCGTTCTTCTTTCTTGCTGAGTGGTCCTTCTTTATCAGTGACTGTAACAGTGTCCACAATGTCTGCCAGCTGACCTATCCCAGCCACTCCGTAGTAGTCAAAGGCATAATTGTACAGGCGGTTCTTTGCATACACAACAGTGAACCCAAGATACTCGGCTTTCCGTATCTCCGCTTCATAAATCGCGGCTTCTCCCGCTGGTACATAAACGAGCTTCCGTACTGTCTTGACTAGTTGCTGTAGCAATCCTACGTCCCTCAAAACACGCAAGTGAGGAACCCTGCCAGCATCTTCTATAGCATGGTGCGAGGGTGACCCCACATCTACTGGTGTACCCTCTAACGGAAGCAACTGAACCCACTTCGGGATAGTCACTTCCCCTTCCTGTTTCTCTTCTTCATCTTCATTTCCTGCAAATAGCTCACGTGATACTCCCAAGTATTGGGCGTACTCCTCTACATTGAGGTATTGACGGATACCTTCTTCATACTGGTCGATTTCGTCATCGGTCGCTGTAACAATGAACTCTCTGTACAACTGTTTTCCTGCTTCATCAACTGCCTTGTTCAGGCGAGACCGCTTTGCATCATAGATGAACTCTTTACGGTCAGGGGCTTTGAGTGTAACCATACCCTTCTTTATCAGGACTCTTCCAGTCATTCCTGTAACATAGTCGCTCCTTACAGGGCGGTCTTCATAAAAGTACTCAACTGTACTGTAGCCGTTCTTTGGCCTGAGTACCGCTGAGAACACTTCTGTTTCTATGAGCTTCTCACAATCCTGCTCCACAACTTCAAGCAGTGGCATACTCTTAACCAGCATATCATTGAGCGTAACACACATAGGCAAGATAGCACCCAAGGCTTCAGCTTCTGAACGCAATGAGTAACCATCACTTGCAATCTTTTCACCTACCAGCTCAACAACCATTCCGTCTATCATGTCAAGCCCATCCATTACTTCTATAGCCATATCCTTCGTCTCAATCATCTTGAGCACATCTACAACCAGTGACCAGTCGGCACTTCTGACTCGGACTTCGTCTGCAATCAGGAATACACTGAAGAACCCTTCACCAAACGCCTCATCCTCATTGCCCCATGCTGACGTATTCTTTTCAAAGAGAGCCTGTGGGTCTGAACAACCAACTCCATTGTCTTTTATCACCAACCTGCCGTCTCTGCACACAATATCAATTTTCGTAGCTTTTGCTCTTTGGCAGTTCTGCAAGAGTTCATCAACTACAGTAGCTGAGTCCTTGTACACAACACCTCTTCTGATGTTCATAATATCCCCGGCTATGTTACTCCGCACCTCGACTGTTCTCATCTTATACCCTCCTATCTTAGTACTATGCAAGGTCATCAAAGCCATTCCAAACATCTTCAGCTATAACTGTCAGATTCTCGTCAACTATCAGGCTGGCGGCTGAGTCACCATACAATTCGTGCTCGAGCAAATGCACTGTACCATGCTCCTTATCCACCTTCGTTGCTATAACATACCATGTCCCCGTGTACCCTGCTATCCGTAAACCCTCCATCTTCATCTTTTATAACCTCCCTACCATACTTAATCGTTAAACCACCGAACAAGCTCTCTTGCTGTTCTGCAAGTGAACAGTGGCAGTGTGAACGCATTGCTTCTTCCATATACAGCCCAGTACACACCTTCCTCTTCATGCGGTGACTTATACGTCACGGTAAACTCTACGTTGTGAGTTTCCATATCACAGATTCTGAAGTCATCATACAGTCTACCTTGCAGTGGGCAATTGTTCTTGAAGAACACATACATACTATCAAGACTGAGTTTCGAGCTATCCTGCAACTGGATAACCACACCACCTAACCTCTTCGTTTTCTTGGCAAGTGCTGAGTCCTTGCAAAACCAGTCATACCACCCTGCCTTAATCTGTGTCTGTACGTCATGCGAATCAAACTCACCTCTCAAGAACCGTATTCTGAACTCCCTCAGTGACATATTCTGCTCTTCCATTTTTATGGCATCTCCTTCCGATTTTTAATGTTTTCTTTTATCTTATCGTATAATGTGTTCTTTGTCAAGCATAATATTACTGATGAGCAAGGTTTTTTATTTGCTTAGTTCTTCTGAAAAGGGTAGGTGTAATAGGTATAGGGACAGTCAAAAGATTCATTAGAGAGCAAAATAGAAGGCGGTCTTTAGTCAAGAAGTAGTGGGCAGTATAGCCATTTTGCCATCCGAAGTTCAACTATTTTGAGCTTACGGACTTCTTATGAGCTTCTGGGACATGCTTTTTTATCAAAGTAGCTCGTATTTTACAGTATAAAGCATGGAAATAAAAAGCCCTGTCAGGCATAACTAACAGGGCTTTCGCAGAAACCTACCTATTATATTCGGCGTTGTGATGGCTCAGGTCATTCCTCAAAGTCAAACTCTACAGCCTCACTCCATGCTTCTCCAAACTCAACCTTCAAGGCTTTAACACTGGCTTCAATCATACTACGTAATTCATCAGCAGTTACAGTCATTCCTTTTTCCATCATCCAAGTCGATGCGGTTTCCAGAGCAATCGAGTACTTCTGTTCCCCATCATACTTTTCGTAGACCTGCTGGACAAACAGTACGACAACGTCTACTATGGCTTGCTTGTTCGTTAGCTCAGCGTTTAACTTCTTCATGGTCTCTACGCCAAGCATCTTCTTAACATAGGCTATTACAAACGTTATGAGGACGATTCCAACGACTATCAGTAGGTCCATCAGTGCGTTCAATAACATTGCAGTCAGTTCTTGACTCATACGTCATCCCTCTCTTTCGCTACGACATCTCCCAGACTAACAACCGACTTGTGCTTTATCTTAGTCCTCTTAATCTTACCCAGTGCCCAAAGCTCACCTGTCGTGAAAGCAAACCATGCGGCAACTGTTGCTGTTGGCTCCTGTGACGTTTTGTAGAACAACCACAAAACTATACCTACAAATGGTACGTTCATCAGGATAACTAGCCATACGATTTTCTTTGAAAACTGCTCCATAGAACTCACCCTCTTACTCTGTTGGTATAACTAGTTTCTGACCAACAAATATCAGATTCGCATTCTTGATACCATTTACTTCTGCAATCTTCTTCCATGTGACTCCCTTGTACTTTTTAGCAATCGCACTCAAGGTGTCACCTCTCTGGACTGTATATACAATGCGTTCAGCAGGCACTACTGGCTGTGCTGGCATAACTACTTCAGGCTTCTTGGCTAAGCCAGCCTTAACATCAGCCCTCAGTGTATCCATACTTTTGCCATGACGGTAGAACCAGTGGTGCACATCTGCATGGTTACTACCAAGCCCCAACCTACTTGCTTCATAATGGTCGATTATCATTTTCTCGTCAAAGCCATACTCCTTACATAGCATGATACAGACTTCAACTATGTTTGCATATACTTTATCAAAATAAGGTTTCATCTTTACTACATCATACCCGACCATCGTTGCCCCGCCACTATACCTAAAACCGGCAGGCTCACACATTTCTATACCAATATATCGGTTGTTTCCTTCTCCTCCGCAATGCCAACCTCGGTGATTCCACGGCAAGTACTGCCATAACTCTCTATCATCTACAAATGCATGTACGCAGACCTGTCTATTCGTCTCACCTTTGCGAAATGACTTGTTCCAACGGTCGAACCAAGAAGCCGCCATTACACCGGGCGTTGCAGTGCTATGAACCATGATACCTTTTGGAACAATCTTACGATTCGCAGTATAACAGTCATTCCTTGTCATGTACCTTACATGAACTTCCATGCTACAACCTCCTCCCTAACCATACGGTTTACCAAACATGTTCAGGCGTTCACTGACACGAATAGCTTCCATATATGCTTTGTGTATAATATCACTATTCTCCTTAGCGGTGCATTCTGTTCTGTTGCACTGCTCTATCAGCATATTCAGTGCCGTGGCTATTTGCTCATCATTCTTATACCTTGCTTCCATAATGATGTTGTTTCTTTCAATCACCTCATTCCCACGCTTCTGTGCTTCGACACCTTGCTGTGCTACTGTAATGATAATCTGCATCTGTTCATCATACTGTGCTTGCCTTTTTTCGTAGTACTCCTGCTGTCGTTTTTCAAATGCCTGATTATGTGCTATGTACCCTTTTATCGAATCAGGCAGGATATTACTCACTCTCCAGATGATGTACAGTGTGCCACCTGCAATTACCAGTGGCAACCCAATGTCGGCAACCATTGTCAGCAATGCTGATACGTCCTTTACAGCCATCGGCCAACCCCCTAACCTAACAGTTTCATATCAACCACCCCTTGCATAGTCATACCTGTTCTGTCAACCCCTATACAGCTCTTAGAATGTAGTAGTCAAAACCAACATCAGCAGTTTCAATCTGCGTACTTGTAACTGTGAACGAGCCTTGCCCTGCAACAACTGACCAAACACCTAACGAAGCCCCACTCGTCACATTGACAATAACTAAACTATCTGGCGTACAGAATATCTCTGAAACAACCTGTGTTGTCCCATCTGCTGTCCCTACAAACGTGGACGCACCTTTCCTTGTGTACGTGTTCGCATTTGCCACTGGCGGGGGGTCTCCATCATAATAAGCGAGTGCTCTTGACCCACCAATGTCAATCTTCCCAATGTAGTCTGTCAACCTACCACTCCCAAGTCTGCCACCACTGTCCACCGTAAAGTCAGTATACATTCCTGCCTTCCCAAATCGGTGTGACACCTCCGTTATCAGACCAAGACTTACATGCGAAGTGCCATCTTCTTCAACTATTGTTGCTCCGTCTCCTGTTAACAGGTATGGTCTGAACGGGCCAGTGAACTTTTCAATCTTACCCATGCTTTCCATGCGTTCAGCCAGATTCTCAGCATACAAAGTAGCATCCTCACTAGACATACCCTCTGGTATCTGGACGAACAGAGTCTTCTTGCTTTTAACGTCCCACCCAATATATGCGGCAACCTCCTTGAACACACAAATCTTAAAATCAGAGTCGTGGACACATACTTGACTGCATACATACTGGTCATCCATTGCGATTTCTCGACTGAATATATCATGCCCTCGATGGAACGTGTACATTGAGTTCTGTACGAAACCAGCATAGTTACTTGCCCCTACTACAATTTTCCCGTCTACACGTTCACCTATCTGCCAGTCAATCGACAGCTTGATGACTTCCTGTATCGCAGACAGTATATCTGTATCTGGCTTGAATCTAAACGAGTTCTCCTTGACTGATGTCTGAATCAAAAAGTCATTCGATGCCAAACCAGCATGCTCAAACAACTCCGCTAAGTTCAACAACATATTCTTCTTGGTCAGGGACAGCTTCATATTCATGGTCTGGTCTTTCAGTACCTTGCCTATCCTGTTCCTTCCCTCAACTGCGGCTGTGAGTTCCCCAACTTTGAAACTTGACCTGTCTACATAGAAAACACCCATATCATACGGGAACGAATCACCTGAGCGAAATCTGAACACAACTTTTGACCCGGGCTTCATCAAGGTCTCCAGCTCGCCAACCACAGCATAGTCATATCGCTCCCAAGCATCCTTCGGGTTCTCCAGTGTCAGTGTAAACGAGCTGACTGGCGTATCCATTGTATGCATTATCTTGCCCTCACTCAGAAACTCATCAAGGCTATACTGGAACTCATACAATATCATCTTCTGCTTGTTCCCTGTGACATAACTGCCAAATGCACCCCATGCCGACAATGAATCAATCTTAAACATGGTCATACCATCATCAGGACCAACAAGAATTACATCCCCAAGGGTACGGTCAACCCAGTCACCATTAGGCGTGCTAGTGGTCTTAGCATAGAGCTTACCATCTAATGGGTCAATATACAGAAGCTGAGCCTCATTGTCCCAATAATGCAGTACATCAGGGCACTTCCCTGTGCCTAATGCTTCCACTTCATAGAACGTAAACTGCATGCTACTACCCCCTTAGCTAACCTTCCTCTGGTTCTTCAATAGGCTCTTCTGGTACTTCCTCTTTTTCAGGGAATCCAGTCACGTCATGTACCTTTTTGCAGTCAATACAGGCTACAGTATCCCGAGCAGTCTCGAAACTAAAATACTTCCCACACATACAAACAATAGACCCTACTTTCATCTTACACACCCTCCCCAAATAATATCGTAAACGTAACATCTAAGACATAATTCTCGTTCTTCGGTATATAATCCACCGTGTAGTCAGCCGTAATCGCCACTCCATTATCAGGTGGTGTATCGAACGTAATACAAGGGGATACCTCTACAGCACTTGATGGTATAACCCTAAAAATATATCCAGTATAACCGTAATTACCACTAATAGTATCTATCTTTAGATAGGGATAGTGCGTAAGGAACGTACATACGCGAACCGTGGAAGAAATACCCGCACTATAATGCACCTGCGTCCAGTTAACTCCGTCAGCCGAACCAGATATACGTAAAGTTGGCTGTTCACCAGTTGAGGAATATCCTGCTTCTATCTTGTATCCTGTTAAATCTGCAACATTAACCTTAAAAACACTACTTGACGTACCCATACTAACCTCATATAGAGAACTAGCCTTGTTAGTACCCAATATACCGTGTAAGAGTAGTCCTGCATCAGCACCCAGTATGGTTCCATCATATGAGAAATCTATAATCTCACCGAGACCAAGATACCCAGAGTCAGCTCTAGCAAACTTAGTCGTAAGGTCTGTTGTGACTACATCATTAACTTTAACAGTCAACCCACTTACATCAACATTTGGGAAAGCAAACTTAGTCTTTACACCGTCTCCTGTACCAATAACAACACCCGTAAAAGACTTACTTGTGAACACTGCTGTCTCTGGCAAGACTACACGAGCCATCTGCCATAATGCCACCTCACGTATGCCATACGGATTATTGCACTCAGCGGTGGCAATACGTTTCGTATAGCTACGTGTCTTTGCACCATCATTATACACAGCTGTAATAGCAGTGGTTCTGAACTGTGTGGCTAAACAACACCCAAAGGGCTGTACAAGAGGGCTTTGTCCTAAACTAATGTAACCTGTGTATGAACTCCCAGCTACTAAGTATTCAATTAAACTATTTCGTTCAACAGGTGGTCTAGCCCACGTAAAGCGGGTGCTTGTGTCAACCAGCTCTATATAAACCGTAGCGTAAATAATCACCAAGTCATACTGTAACTTGAGTATCGAAATCTCATGCCCTTCGGCATCTGTGAGTACTGCATGCGTATTAACATAGCTACTTGCAGGATTTGTACTAGAGGTCTCACTTATCCCAACTTCCGTAATGTTCGCACCCACAAATTCTTCTGGTAGCAGTTCAATCCTCTTAGTCACACTACTTGTTGGAAATGCCCGCACAATCGTATCTGCTATAGCATCTTTATAGCCAATGGTCTGTGTATTCGCCGCATTCCTAATTTCAGCGAACAGCGTAGTCCTTGCTGGGTCCAACGTGCCAATACCATTGCCAAAGTGAATCTTCGTAAAATACGTAGCAAACTGTGTAATCCTTGTATACATACGGTCAAGAATGATATTCTCAGCCTGTGCTCTTTGCCTGACCTCTCCAGTTCTAACATCAATGACTTCTATGTCAAATCTGTTATGAAACTTAACTCTTCCTTCATAGTTCATACAACTACCTCCTTCTCAGTCTTGCTCTACGGTGCAGACGGGTTTATCTTTTCAAAGTTCACAACTAAGTACATCTCTGCTGTAATCGTTTCTTCCTCATACATTCTGGTATACCAGATTGCTAAAAAGTCCAATGCAACATCTATCTCTGCAACAATGTCAATGTTGTGCCCCACATCAGGTCGTGGTGACAGACCATCTGGTGTAACCACCTGACTGAAGCTTGCAACAGGACCACCTAATCCTCTCAGATTTCCTTTGGTCGCATCATATGCAACTGTCAAGGTATCCTCAACATCATTAAAGCGGTCATACGGGTCTATATCTATTACTAGCCCTTTCATCGGGTCAAGTACATCCACTAATTTCAAGCTGATTACTACTGGCACTACAGCAGGCGTTGTTGCTGTAAGTGTAACCTGTACCCACAAGTAGTACCCTGTCAAGTCCCCTGCTGGTAAATCTGCTACAGGGTCTCCACTGTCATGTGCCGTAAAGACTGTTGGAACAATCAGCTCCTGTGTTACTGGGTCACGTTCATTTGAAATCGCTGTCTTTACCTCGACTGTTGTGCCCTCTGGGTCAATAGCTGTGTACTTCAACCCATAACCTCTTTCTAAGAGGAACTCTTTCCTACTCTGCCACGTAGCTAGACTAATCGGGTGAGTCAGATACCTTCCTACGAGCAGAGTTGCAGGGTCTTCTATTACTAAAGAACCATCTTGCACAACTGCATTCGTGAAAGTTCCAACACTAAAGTCGTCATCCAAATACACACTTGGCATAGACCGCTGTGACACACCAATTGCATCATAAGTCACATCTAGTAAAGGACCATCAGGGACATACTTACGTTGCTGTCCTGAGACAATAAACGCCTCTTCATTTCCAACTGGAGTCGCTTCCCAGATGCTTAACGTATAGGGTCTTGTGTACGAACTGCTGTTTCTACTTGTAAAAGTCAATCTTATGTATCTACAAGTACGTGGTATACCGAACGTATCACTGTACGTGGCAGTCATTGTCCCACTTACGTAGGTCTCCCATGTGTCACCGTCAAGCGAACCTTCTATCGTGTAGTTCTTACCAAAGTACGAAGTGTGCTGTATACAGGTGAAGCCATATACCAATCTACTCTGTCCTAAGTCCAGCGTAGCAATAAATGGAAGTGCATTACTTGTTATAGCCCAATACGTAGTATCATTACCATCTACTAAGCGTTCAGGATACGTCCCTACGTTTACTGTAACAGCACACCCACGAGCATAATCAGTTGTACCTGTCTTGTAGCCACCACGTGGAACTGGGGTCAGTCCAGTAACATCACCAACTAATTTTTCGGTAAAATACAAAGCTACCTTTGTTCCAAAGTCTTTACTCATGCTGGACTCATCTCCTTACTCATTCCAACCATCCACAGGGGTCGGTGGGTCTATTGGAACAGGGTCTAAACCAGTCGGCGTAAATGAGTTTATACCATTCAATGTCGTAATTGCGTATCCTGCATCATTCGTTGTAACAGTTCGTGTGTACACTATTCGCATATCACCATAAGCGTTGTTGAAATCACTTACATAAAACAGGACGTGGTCACCGTTGTTAATCAGATTCTCTACAACGTATCCAGTGTCCCATTCGTCCATAAACATAACTTCAGACAACGACAGATTATTTAATTGCTGGTCAATATCCATTCTAATAACAAGACCATAGTCACCATTGCCATCATCTATATTAGCTAAGCTTGTTACTTCAACATAAGGCTGACCCCACAAATATGCCAAGTCACAAGAAACTTCAGGTGTAATCGTTTCGCCTTCGTACATTCTTGTTGTCTTTATCTCAACGAAGTCTATGCTGGCAGAAAGCATAGCCAAAATCGTATCAGACTCAATAGCCATGCCACCCCAGCATCTAGTCGTTATGTACCAGTACATGGCTCCTGTACTGTCTTCAATGGCAAAGCCCAGTCGGTAATCATTGGTCAGGAACAGGTTCACACTTACTGCACTGCCAGTAAAGTCGGTCACCTCCCGAGCTACCTCCCATACTGTCGTGCCATCACTTTGCCGACAATAGCCGCTGTACCAAACTGTGCCATCAGTCTTTATGTAGGCAACTACTATACCTTGGTCATCTGTAGGAATAACAGTACTCTTCCATCCACGCAAAGCTACACACTTAACTACGTCTGCACTCGCTATCTGGACTAGACTTGTAGCATCATGCCAAATCTGTGCCTTTAACATCCCAG